AAAGATGCTATTCTCCCTATTACCGATGTAGAGATAGAAAACAGATGCGGATACGTTTTTAAAGGCAGCACTAACCGCTTGGAATACATTGATTGACTTCTTATTGTGATGGTGTGAATGAAAATTGTTATCTTGCACCAAAAAAAAGAAAGTCATGAATTGTAATACTTGTAAAGATGACAGACCTGATATTCTGAGATCTAATATCTGTATCGGGTCTGATCCGTGTAATGACTGTACGGACAATTGCGAAATTCTTCCAAAAGAATGCGATTGCCCGTATGGTCATTTAAGCGATCATTGCATTCATTATACAGGATGCAAGACATTCATATCCAAATTAACTCCAGGTATGCCTTATAATGAGGTTATGCATAATATAGAACTGGTTTTTGAAAACATAGATAAGTTTTTGGATAGGATGGTTGAAGAAAATACGCTTCTAAAACAAAGGGTTGAACAACTTGAAAAACAGTTACAAAATGGAAAAGAGTGCACAAATTGGTAAGGACTTAAGTGGCAAACACGTATATGTTCCACATGTGGACGAGACGCCGGTGCCATGCCCGGACGGATACACCTGCACGAACTGCGTGTACTGCGCTGACGACATCAACGCTGGCTACTTCAGTCTGGCTAAGAGATCTGATCTTACGGCTTTAATCAATGCAATGATATGCCGTATGGAATATCAGGATAGGGAAATAGAATTTTTAAAACAAAAAATAAATATTTTGAGTAACAATGGCAATAACAGGTAAAGGTTGTTTTGGCAGTCATGGTGGGTGCGAACGCCCGCATCATTGCAATATTCCTTCTTCTAACATATTCTATGATGGAGAAACTATAGAAGAAGCTGGTTTGTATCATGGTATGCCTTTAGACAGGGCTTTGGCTAATTTAGCCAAATACGTTTCAAGGGGTATTAACGTAAGTGGATCTGTCAATACAGAAGTGTTTGACGGTACTTCTCATGTGGTTCTAAAGAAAGATCCGGCAGAGATTTTGCTTGTGTCTTATTGCGGAGGTGTCGTGCCTTCTGATATGTATAAAGTCCAGGGCCGTACTGTTAGGTTCTGCCGGGATATGTGTCAACAAGATGAATTTGCTGAAGTGAGGGTCGTGTACCGAGAAGAGGCAAATAGTTCTTATGGGTTCCATTGTTAATTTAGGAGGATGAGAAATGGCAGAAAAATGCAAAGGATTTATATGTGGGGGTAATCTCGTTGATGGCTCTGTGCCTTCTGATAAGTTAGATAAAGAAACCATTATCGAGCTTATTAAAGAGATTCTGAAAGAGGAAATGCACGAATCTTGGCTTAAGGAAATAATAGAAACCATACTTAAGGAATCCATTGATTCGGATTGGCTTCGTGAGTTCTTTAAAGAGGTTCTTAAAAAATATGCTAAAGAGGAATGGTTTAAAGATATTATCTGCGGCTTAGGATGTGTAGGTGTACAAGAGATATTCGACGTTATTCCTACTGACATAACATTTGAAGCTACAGGAGGTACGGCTACGGTTCAGGTGGTTGTCGATGATGGAGTTGAATGGGAGTTGACACTTTAAATTAGGGAGGATAATTATGTCGAGAGAGAAAATATATAAGATGGATGATGGTTCTTGGCTTACCTCGGACAAGAAGGAAGGTGTCGGTCGTGATAAAATGAATTTCGATGCTCCATCTTGGAAAGGAAGGGAAGATAGGATCACTATCCGAATTGTGAAAAAATCCGATACTGAAAGTATGAAAGCTATTACTTTCAGGCAAAAAGGCATTAAGATCACAGAAGTCTCGGTTAGCAGGCTGGAGTTCCCTATATCTGGTGGAGATAAGCAGATCCTTATTACTACCAACGCCGCTTCTATCAATGCCCTTATTACGGGTGAGAAAGATATAAAGGGTGTCATAAAAGCATTTACTACCGCTTCCGGTCTTAATATTGACGTCAATGATATTAGGCTTGATTATGGTTTCCCTGGTGATCCGGGTCTTGAAGACACGTTCCAGGTTTCGATGATTGTTTCCATGCCTGGCAATGAGGATGGGAATGAAGTTAATGAGAACATAACTATAAATGGTGTGCTGATTCCTATTTATCAGCCCGGAAAGGTCGTTCCTTACATTAAATTGGATAAGGAATTTGAACAAATTGAGGGTGATGAAACAAGCACGCAGTTAAGTATAGAAAGTAATATAAAAGATTATGTTATTGAAATAGTTGAATGCGAGTCTGTGGATAAGGAGGAGATTCACCTGGACAAGGATGTTGTTGATCTTGATTCAGATGGATCACCGGAGGTAATCAACGTAAGTACAAATCCTGAAAATTTAAGATGGAGGATTAGGAATGAAAGTAGATAATTGTTGGGCGAACATAGATAAGAAAGAAGGCGGTCTTAACAGTAAGGTTAATATTTACTTTGATGAAAATGATACTGGTGCCAACAGAAGTGTCAAGATAAGGGTGTCTTCCAGGGACGGTAGCGTATCTGAAGAATGTACGTTAGTTCATAAAAAAAAAGAACAGGTAGTTTATAGAAATAAAAGACAATCGGCTCTTTTCACAAAAGAAGGATGTAATCCTGAGACAGAGAAAGGGGAAGAGCTTGAGTATGTTGTTGAGGCCGGAAAATACACGTCTGTCATATCTCAGTCTGATGCTGATGACAAGGCTATGAAAGACATTGAACAAAATGGTCAGAACTGGGTTAATGAGCATGGTCGTTGTATAACCATATTATGGTACAATGTCAAGAAATCAAAGTCGTTTAGAAAGAACGATTGCGATCCTGATACCGAAGAAGGAAGTTTGGTTACGATGACAATCGAAGCCGGGCAATTTTCTTCTACCATAAGCCAAGAAGATGCCGACCGTAAGGCTGAAGCTGAGTTGAATGCCAAAGGTCAAGACTATGCTAATTCTCATGGTACTTGCAATACCATAAAATGGTACAACGACAGGAAATCCAAGATGTTCCAAAAGACAGATTGTGAGGTGACTGAAGTTGGATCTATGGTAGAGTACGTTGTAGAAGCCAGCCGCTTCTCTTCTTCTGTTTCTAAGGAGGATGCTAATCAGAAGGCTTTGGATGCCTTGGAAGCTGAAGGTCCAGGTTATGCTAATGAGCATGGTACATGTGAAACAAATTTATGGTATAACGTAGAGAAGTCAAAAGTATTTTATAAAAATGACTGTGAAGATGGATTTATCGGAGCACCTTATACTTACACAGTAGAAGCCGGTAAATACACATCAGACGTAAGTCAAGAAGATGCTGATAAGAAAGCTCTTGATGATATAGAGAAAAACGGTCAAGAACAAGCCAACCTTAATGGTGAATGCATTGAGGATCCTAATTATTTTATAGGAAAGGCTTCGGCTCGTGTTCAGAAAAATGATTGCGATGCCGAATCTCAGACCGGAAGCTTCGTTGATTTGACTGAAAAGGATCTTGCAGGATATCCAGATGCTTTTGTGTCAAGGGAAAGCCAGGAGGCAGCTAATGCGCTGGCTGAGGCCGCTATGGAAGAACAGAAACAAGGTCTTGCAAATAAGAAAGGTACTTGCATAGATAAAAACCAATTTGTTGGTGTATATAGCAAGGTATTCACAAAAGACAATTGTGAAGGAGAAGGCGTAGGTTCGCAGGTAACGGTAGACCAAGACGATGTAACTGGTGGTCCTTTTACTTCATACGAAAGCCAGGAGGCGGCTAACGCGCTCGCTCAGGCTGCCGTCGAGCAGCAGGGCCAGGCCATAGCCAACCGGGACGGCCATTGTACGTGGACTGGTAAATACAGTGAAGAATTTACTAAAAACGATTGCGATGAAGGCCAGGTGGGGTCTAAGATTACCGTAACCGAACAAGATGTTGTTGGTGCTCCTTTCACATCTACCGTAAGCCAAGATGATGCTAATAACAAGGCCAAGGCTGCTGTCAAAGAGCAAGGTCAGGCTATTGCCAATAATAAAGGGAATTGCGAAGATATGACGGTCTATACCGGTCATTACAGCAAGAGATTCGTCCCTGAATGCGAGGCTTGTCATAAAGGTGTAGAGATGGAGGTTACGGCTGAGATGGTAAATGGAAGCCCTGTTACATCAACAGAAAGTCAAGAGGCGGCAGATACAGAAGCTCGTAGGATCGTAGAAGAAGGGGGTCAGGCTTATGCTAATAAAAACGGTAACTGTACACCATTAAGCACCGATCCTGTATGGGAGGACGTAGAACCGGAAGAACTTAGATGTAATGAAGGTAAGTCTCAGAAAAAACAGCGTGATACCAATGAATGTTCTGAAACTCACAATCAGGAACGTTGGGTAGATGGCGGAAATAAGGTTTGTAGTTGGACCGGTCATTATACAGAAACGTTCCAGAAAAACGATTGTGAGATACCGGATTCAGGAACGGAAGTAGGGGTAAGTGAAGCTGATGTTGAGGGCAATCCTTTTATTTCTTTCGTAAGTCAAGAAGATGCTGATAATAAGGCTAAGGAAGCTGTTAAGGCTCAAGGACAGAATATTGCTAACCAAAAAGGTAAATGTAGGTTTGTAGGCGTATATAGTAAGGAATTTACGAAAGACAATTGCGGATCATGTCAGCATGGTGTTCCGATGAGCGTAACACAAGACATGGTAGGTGGACCGTTCTATTCTAATGAAAGCCAGGAAGAGGCAAATAGATTAGCTCAGGAAGCCGTAGAAGCCCAAGGTCAGGCTTATGTTAACAAGAACGGGACATGCGAAATGGACAACACCGATCCTGTATGGGAAGATTCGGAACCACTTGAAACCAAATGTGAAGGTGGTAAATCTTATAAAAAACAGGTTAATACCAACGAATGCTATGGTGGAGAAAATGAACGATGGGTAGAAGGTGGAGATAAGGTATGTACCTGGACCGGAACATATAGCAAGGAATTTACAAAACAGTGTGCTGACGGCGGTGTAGGATCTAAGGTTACCATAGATCAAGATGATGTAACCGGCGGTCCTTTTACGTCTACCGTAAGTCAGGAAGACGCAAATAGCAAGGCTCAGGCTGCCGTTGAGGCCCAAGGTCAGGCTCTTGCTGACGCACAGGGCACTTGTACTTGGACCGGTAAGGCAAGTAAGGTTTTCACCAGAAACAATTGTGGAAGCTGCCAGCATGGTTCTTCTGTTACCGTAACCCAAGATGAAGTGGGTGGTCCATTTACGTCCAATATCAGTCAAGCTGATGCTAATAAGAAGGCTCAAGATGCTGTAAATTCCCAAGGTCAGGCAGTAGCTAATAAGAATGCTGATTGCGTAGCTGATAGCACAACACCTTCTTGGTCGGATACCGGAAGCACCCGTTGTGACGGGTGTACGTCTCAGAAGCAGCAACGTGACACCAATCCATGTTCTTCTTCTTACAACAATACAAGATGGGTTAATGGAGGTGGAGAGTCTTGTACTGACTGGTCTTACTATGGAACAGGAGACTGCGTAGGTCATACTCAGTACAATGCTTATCGTGATAGTTGCTCTGGTAGCATAGATCGTCAATATTCTGTAAGTTGTAGAAATTGCTGTAATTGCGGATCTTACGGTTCTTGGCAAGAAAATGGATGCAATGGAACCAAAACTAAGTTTATTCGTTACGATGATTGCGGAAATTCTGATACTAAAGAAGAGCATGTTATTGGAAGTTGCGGATATGCACTATATGAATTTCAGTTCCATGATGGAAGAACGAGCAAGTCAAGGTCTGTAACTGGAGAATCTCAGGATATTGAAGAAGTTATCATAAGTACTAAGAATGATTCATATATAGGATATTCTGTTAAATCGAAACCTTCTTGGTGTTCTGTTGATTACAGAGACCAGACATCTGAAAGCATGAAGGCTGTGGTGACATTATCTGCCAATACAACATCTTCTTCCAGATCTGGTGACATTGTTTTTGTTCAAAATGAATCTGGAAAGACTGTTACTCTTAGCATCACACAAGATGTTGCAGTTACTTACGAATTTAGTACCAACCAAAGCACTTGGAATGCCGATGCAAATGGAGGTGCAAATAACTCATATTTATGTATTCAATTAAAAAGTAAAAAGAATGGAAGTAAGATAGGATACGCTGTATCATCTAAACCAAGTTGGGTTACAGAAGTTACAGAAAAACCATCAGGAGTAAGTTGTCCTGTTTTGTCAGGTTATGATTATTCATTTGTAATAATCCCATCCGCAAACAGCTCTTCATCTTCCAGAAGTGGCACTGTGACATTGAAGCAAAATGAGTCTGGGAAGACTGTTAACATAACAGTCAACCAAGAAGGCAAGGCAGAGGCTAAGCCTGTTCCGGCGCATATTACATTGAAAAACGGCTCTTGGGCTACATATAGGAAGGATAATGTTTCTTATAACCCTGGCGCCGGTAAGTGTATTGCCGGATTCGAATGGACTGGTGATGAAAATGGAAATATCCGAATCTACACCTGTGATATTAAGGTGGTGGATGCTAATTATCGTGAGATATCTGGAGCTACTATAAGCATCGGAACAACAACCCAGAGAAGACAATCCGGAAGCTCTTGTTCGTATTTCGGGGCCGTTAATGGAGGAATATTAGCCGGATATGCTCATTCTGGAGATGAGAATGGATATACTACATGGTATATACGAACTATAAACGTGTCTTACGAAGGCAAAGTGTATAAGACCGCTATTGTTAGGCAGTATGAAAAACAAAATATCTCCAAGAAAGGTGGTGTTTTCAATGTATATAATGAATCTCCTGCTTCTTACAACTTTATCGTAGATGGAGCTGAGTGTGGTGATGAAAAAGGTACTTTGAAATACGCTTATTCTCAAATGGATCTTAATCCAGCATAATTAGCAGGGGGGGGAGGGAATTTAGTTCTCTCCCCTTGAATATTTTAGATTATAGTATTGTGTTTTAAGTATTGTCTATTAGAATAAAAATGATTAATATTGCACATCATTCAATTTTAAATTTTTAGTATCATGGCTTGTAAAAAGAAAGCTCGTCAGGGTGGGGAAGTTGATAAAAAGGACAAACCCAAAATGCGTCAAGGCGGTAGTGTTGGCGGTAAGATGAAAAGAAAGAAGACGAGCACTAAAAAGTGATTGAAAACCAGGGGAAGGTGCTGATCGCCTTCCCCATTTTAGTAACATAACAACAACATATTATGAGCAACAAGTTTATTAGCAAAGGACAGAGGAATGTCTGTGTGACGTTTGTGAAGTATTATCCTGTGTTGATGCAGGTTATTATGTTAGCCAGCATTTTTGATGAGTTTTATCCTTTTAGTATCACTAATTGGCTGTATCCGATATTAGGTCATTCTCTATCATGGGACCTATTTCTCTTGGCTTTTCAAGAATGTTCAGGTTTTGTATATGGCATAGGTTATTGATCTATAGTATGATTTTTAATATCTGTGTAGAATGGGTTACGGTTAATATTGAGATGCCTATTGAGCACAATATCGTAGTGTGGTCTGTTATGGCTGTTACTCTGTTGATAATCATTGCCTCTATTGTTTTAAGATTTAAAATGGGATTTTCGCGAATAATACATAATTTATGCAAATCATAAACATTTGTATCGTATTATGTATAATAGCCAAAAGCTATTCCGATTATTAGCCTAAGTGTTGAAACAAACACTACGTTATTTGAGAATAGATAGTTACCTACGGATGTTTGCCCAAGTTCGTAGCTCTAAGGTAAGTGATTAAACAGTTCTGGTATTTGAGGAACAGTGTTGCTTACGAAAACCTTAAATAACATTGGCGATGGGTACTAACAGAGTTTTTACTCTGACTTATGTTGAATAAACATTAAAAACGTTTGTAGATATGGTGTACGGACAAGACATAAATGGTAAACCTATGATGCCAACAACAAGGCATGGTAAGGTTAGGAGACTGCTTAAAGACAAAAAGGCAGTCGTTGTAAACCTATGTCCGTTTACCATCAAATTAACGTACGTCACATCTGATTACAAACAAGAAATTGTGTTAGGCGTTGATGCTGGGACCAAACACGTTGGTCTATCAGCTACAACGAAAAGCAAAGAACTTTACAGCAGTGAAGTAATTCTTAGAAATGATATCGTAGATCTTTTGTCTACCAGAAGAGAGCTACGGAAAACAAGACGGAACAGGTTAAGATATAGAAAACCTCGTTTTAATAATAGAATAAAAAGCAAGCGTTCAGGATGGATAGCACCTTCGGTGAAATACAAAGTAGACGCTCATATTCGTGTTATTGACAATGTATGCTCTATATTACCAATATCTCGTATTGTTATCGAAGTAGCTCAATTTGATACTCAGAAGATTAAGAATCCTAATATATCAGGTAAAGAATATCAGGAAGGTGATCAACTTGGGTTTTGGAATGTAAGGGAATATGTTTTAGCAAGGGACGGACATAAATGTCAGTATTGTAAAGGAAAATCGAAAGATAAGATCCTTAACGTTCATCACATTGAATCCCGGAAAACAGGAGGAAATTCTCCATCTAATCTTATTACCTTATGTGAAACTTGTCACAAAGAATACCATAAAGGTAATATAGATTTGAAGATCAAACGGGGATCGTCGCTTCGCGATGCAGCCGTAATGGGGATCATGAAATGGAAGTTGTATGAAGAACTGAAATCCAGATACAACAGAGTTTCCATAACTTTCGGTTATGTTACAAAATACAATAGGATTAATCATGGTTTTGAAAAATCTCATGTTTCCGATGCCTTTGTTATTTCTAAGAATTTTAATGCTATAAGATTAGGATATTATTATAAAGTAAGATTAGTAAGAAGACATAATCGTCAAATTCATAAACAAAAGATTCAAAAAGGAGGGATAAAAAGACTAAATCAATCTCCTTTTGAAGTTTTTGGTTTCCGTTTGTTTGATAGGGTTATGTTTGAAAACAGTTATTATTTTATATTCGGAAGACGTAAAACCGGTAGTTTTGACATTCGAGATATTGATGGTAAAAACCAGAAGAATGTCACATATAAGAAGTTGAAATTATCAAGGTGTAAACGTTTTATGATACAAATGGAATTAAATAAAAAAAACACGGACATGTTTTGAAAATGAAAGAAATTCTGACAGAGACGCTGCGTAAAAGCGGTGCGGCGGCATGCGATAAGATAAAGGAGATGTTTTTAAGCGGGGAATGTGATCATCTTACAGCCAACGATCTTGAGACATGGACGCAGCTTGCTAATCCGGCCAAGTATTATACCGGGGAAGAGGCTGTTTCTTATCTTAATGTAACTTCTAAAAGATTTTATGAATATCGGAAGGCGAAGTTAGTTCCTGATCCGGTTAAGATAAAGGGATTCCCTAAACCTTTATATACGAAAGTTATGTTGGATGATGCTATAAAAACCATATCCGGCATGAGTGAAAGAGAGATTTATATGAGGATCTTGAATGCCAAATCAAGAGGATCCAGATCAAAAGAAAGGAGGGGAGTATGATTACAAATGGTGAATTTGTATCAAGAGTCGTAAACGGTATTCATGCCCTTGATAAAGACTCCCATGTTAGCCGGAGATGGATATTGAATATCGGTAGAACTAAAGCCGAATCTTATACAGCCCAGAGATGGGATGATGGGACGTTGCTTGGCGACCACCGGCTCCTGACTTACGTTACTTGCCTGGAGATGATTGAAGTTGATAAAATAGTTTGCTGCGATGCCGAATTTGCGTTATGTAATACACTTATGCGTTCAAAGCATAAACTTCCAGGACTTCTTTATTCTGCCCTTAGACCGGCTATTACTAAGGTGACTAACGTAGATAACACTATATTTTTTAAGTTCGCTGAAATAAAGTCGTATCGCAATGAACAAAAAAGACCGTATGTTAAATACGTTAAAGAACGTCGTCCTTTTTATTATGTAGAAAACGACTATATTTATATACCGGATTTTCATATAGAGCTTATTAACGTAGAGTTCTTTACAACAAGAAGAAAGAAGGCGCTGGAGTTAATGGCTTGCGATCCTACACCTAAAGGGTGCGAATCTGAATGGGAATACGAATTTATCTGCCCTATTAAGCTGATTGAGTATGTAGTGGCAGAGACGATAAAGGAAGTAGCATTCAGGCTACAGATTCCTATTGATGAAAATCCGAATCTTGATTCCAATCAAAAAAGTCAAATTGTTCAATAACGAAACATTTTTATCCTTATTTGGGTCTTAGTTGTGAAACCAAGACCCATTTTTTTATAACTTAGTGACATGAAAAGAACATCGATACAATCACCGTATTTTGTAGCCTACTACCATCGTCTTATGAAGAGAAAGAATGGTTTTAAGAAAGGCATGATAAGAGACAGGGGAGAGGTTTTAAGGCTGCTGTCTATTATATGGAAAACCGTATCAGAACATTATATAGAGGCTGATGCCGGCGTTTATGTGGATAACGTGGGTTACTTGTGCCATGTGCTTATACCGGGCCAGCGCTTTACCGTCAGGCGGGACCTTGACATCGTGAGCAGGCTCGGCACCAACGGCTACCTCTACAACCACCTGGCTATGGATTTCGCAGACTCCAAAAGATATTACCATTTTGTAATACAAGATAGCTTAAAAAAGAAGTTAAGGGTTAAAATGAATAAAGGACGAAGATACCGATTTATGTATAATGAAATACTTGCTAAAAGAAGAGTGTTTAAAGATTTCCAGATTAAGAGAGTTTTCGAGGACAAGGAATTAGGACACAGAAAGTCTTAGAAAAAAAGTAGCGATCACCCTTTGTAGATACAGGATAATCGCTACTTTTGCATATCTGTCTACTTTCTCAAGCGGACGGATATAATGCTAACAAAATATCTTTATACAAATAAAGCTCTATGGAGGCAAAGGTAAACAATTTTCAAAACAATGCGAAGGGTAGTAACATTATTTTGACGTCAGAATCCAACGAAATGGATTTATCTGTAAAATTATCTAAAATTTTTAGCTATAATGGCCATAATGTTTCTTTTATAAAAACTTCTTATGGTATATTATTAAATGCCACACAGATGGCAAAAGCATTCAATAAGAAACCTGCCGAGTATCTAAGGTTGCCGTCTGTAAATCAATTAATTAAGTCAATGGTGGGATTTTCCCACCTTTCTGAGAATCAGATAGTTACAACTATGCTTGGAAGTCCTGAAAATGGAGGAGGTACATGGATGTTTGAAGATCTCGCCATAGATTTTGCGAGATGGTTGGATACTGATTTTAGATTATGGTGTAACTCGAAGATAAAAGAATTTTTAACATCAAACTTGGTTTCTATTCCAAATTTTACTGATCCGGCAGAAGCAGCCGAAGAATGGGCTAAGCAGTATCGTAGAGCTCAGCAAGCGGAAGCCATTGCTTTGGCTGAACATAAAAGGGCAGAGCAAGAAAGAATGGAAAAAGAAATAGCTGTAAATACGTTAGAAGAAAAGAAAGGGGATATAGAGTTTTCTGAGTCATTTAAGAAGGTGGATCATGAAAACATGTGGCTAATCAGAGATGTGGCGAAGAAGCTTGAACAGAATGGAATCATCATCGCCGAAAAGAATCTTCGTTTGTTTCTTGAAGAAGTCAAGTTCATGTTCAGAAATAGACAGGGTAAATGGGAGCTGTACAGTGATATTGTTAAGAACAAGTTTGGTGTTTATAGATCATATTTTGTTGACAAATATTCCGGGGAAAGAGTTAATCAGCAAACTATATACATGACTGGCGCCGGATATGAAGTCACACTTAAGGGGATAAAGGAAAAGTGTAGGGGTCTTTTCTTGAAGTATGGAAAGTTTGAAGATCCTAACTCTTGAAAACACAAAATAGGGTATTACACATATTATTCATATCTTTGTGGAGGTCAGGTTCGTTTCCTGTCCTCCATTTTTTTAAGAGATGACAGTCGAAGATTATATCATAGAGTTAAAATCGTCTTTAAGATCATTTGACAAGCGTGATCTGATAGATGAAGTATCCATCTACAAATGGGTAGAAATCGCTCTGAAGAAGTTTGGAGGCGATATTACTATGCGCAAAGAGGCGGTAGTGGACGTCAAGCGAGGACAGGCTCGTATGCCGGGAGATTATTTTGATCTTATTCTGGCATTTAAATGCGATTTCAAGGGATATGAGGTGCCGGAAGGTGATAAGGTAATATCAGAGCTTCAAAATACAATAGCTTGGAAAGAACGCACTGAAAGAAGTTATAGATGGTGTTCTTGTGATGAATGTTGTAAAGAAGAATGCGAGAAGGTGATAGTTGAAAAATTTTATATCAACACCCATGATCGCGATCATGAAGTTCGTTGCTATTATGACCGGCCTGTGATGTTAGGTCTTGCCAAGCCTATGCTTCGTGATTCTTGTTTAAGTAAATGCCGGAATAAGGTAGTAAAGGATAGTCCGTATGAGATAAATATCGTAAACGGATTCCTGTATGCTAATTTCGATGGTCCTATTTACATGCAGTACCGGTCTCTTCCTTTTGACGGAGAATCTAACATAATTATACCAGACACGCCGCAGGGTCTGGTCCTGGATTATGTCGATAATTTTGTGAAGATGAGATTCTTTGAGGAGCTGATGTATAATGCCGAAGCACAAGGAGCTGCCGATTTGTTCAAGTTGTATGCACAACAAGATCTGGTTAAGCTGAAAAATGCTAAGACCGAACTTAAGATGATGGGTATGACATTAAAAGGCATGTACGAACCTCTTAGACGGCGGCGTGCTGAGTTTGAGATATATACTAAGGCGTATCCTGTAATTGACAATATGCTCAAATTGGTATGACAGAAGTAGTTCTATTTATATACTTGCTTGGTGTTATTGTGTCTATGATTGTTTGGTCAATCAGGCAATTTAAAGGAGATGCGAGTTTGGTAGAGACAATGTATTGCCCGATAGTATTTTTGTTGAGTTGGATATACGTATTCGAAATATTAAAAAAATAAACAAAATGTTAGAAGTCAGTGCAAGCGAAGTAGTAACCGCCGACAAAATGAGAGGCGTAGGACCGGCAAACATCCTTTTCACAGCCGGACCGAATCCAGTGGCTGAAGATCGTAGAGGTGTAGCTAAGGTAACGGCTGGTGGAGAGAGTAAGAATGTTACAATCACACAAGCTGCCGGCGAGCAGGTTGTTGTAATTCCTGAGTTCGATTATCTTGTTCTTAGGTACGGATGGGAATCGGAAGACGGTTCCGATTTTGATACTGCAACCGGTTTTACTAATACAGGCATATCAAATGTGGATAATAAGTATGTTGGATGGAGTAAGCAGTGGGCTACCACCCAACAACAGGTAGGTGATTACCTTATTTATGGTGGTGATAACATGCAGTCCGGTCTTGAAGGTGCGCTTATTAAGATGAAGACCTTGCTATCAGCGCCGGGCATGGACGAGTCGGAACCTAATATCAATGCCGACATCTATGGTAATTGGTATGGAAATAGAGGGCGAGGAAATGTTGTTGTGTCTTTTACAGCCTACCTTGGAGGAGAGATGGTTAAACAAGGATTTAATTTCATTAACGAAGGTGGCGAAGAAGTTTACTCCGATAGCATTACTACCAACGTTTCGGCTCATGGTGAAACCAATTACCAAAATATAAAAGGTCTGTACACTAAGATGGGTACGATGGTTTATAATAAGGAAAAACGTGATTGTGTTATTGTTATAGGTTAAGATATGGAAGGTCTTTGGGATAAATACAATAGGATTAAGGAGGTGTTTTACCGGGATTTCGTTTATGATTCCAGCTACACAGAGCAGGCCTCGTGCATCCCACTGTCGTCGGTGAAGGACGGGGCAGGCTGGGCGGGAGACGGTACCATCAACCTGGCTTATTATCTTCAGTTCCTTTATACGGAAATGATTCTTGGTAACAAGACAGAAGATGATGTTCGTAATGCCATACTGGTGCTTACCCGTCTTGCTGATACTACTTATGATCTTTTTTTTAATAGCAATAAAGGTATTTATTTCAAATTCGAAAAAGGATTTTTCTTAAGAGATGACATACATGGTGAAGACGCAAACAAATTTGGTCTTTCCAAAATAAGCTCCGGGTACACTAATGGTATAGAGCTAAAAGATGAAGACCCTTGCTTTTCTCCATTCACTTCACAAGATCAGATTTGGAATCTGGCTCCGATATTAGCTTTCTTGTCAGAAAAAGGATTTGAAGAAGCCGGGCAAGTAGGATACGATATTTTTGAGTACGTTATTAGAAACAGACACAAGATATATAATCCTTATTACAGTGCCTTGCTTCATCATTGGACATTCCTTCCTGATGTGGATACCGATAAGGTCAAGCCGTGGGATAGGGTTAGCAACCGGAATAAGAATCTTAAATACAAAGTTAAGGTTAAGAGAGGGGCTAACAATTGGTACTTCTCTGGAGGGTTCAGATGGGCTTTTAAGAAGTTTGGAGGCGAGTGCAGTACATTCTGGCATTGCCTATGGTATAAACCATTTATATTCTTAGCAGATAGAGTATATCATCCATACATATGTAAATGGTTTGGTATTAAGGTTAAGAATAATTCTTATTATTGTCTTGGATCCACAAATGAAAAATCATGGTACGGTCCTGGATTTAATAAGAGGCTGGTTAAGTTCTTTAATAAGTCTTTGGAAAGATCGGAGTTATTTATGCCTCATCTTGTCTTCTTGCAAGAAGCCGAATGCGTTGAAGGAGATAAACTCAGGGCCTATTTAGATAAATGGGAATGGGATGGTGTTAATTCACCTATTGAATTTTTGATATTGTGTAACTGGTACAAAATTAAATTCGGAAAATGAAAATCTATTACAATTCTAAGATAGCTAAGTTGTTTACGTTCATTGACGGCTATAAAACAATTATGCTGTTTGGAGCCGTATTTACCGAACGTGATGCCATATCATTAAAGGCAGAATATCATGAAGGGACGCATTGTAATCAATATCAGGCGTTGTTTGCTACGGGCTTTATAATCATCTCAATCATAGCATTAGTATCTGGTCTTAACGGCCATGCAGGATGGTGGATGTTGTGGCTGCTTACTATCCCGGTATTTTTGTACTATGTATGGTATCTGGTTGAATACCTAATAAGATTGTGTATATACCGGAATCACAAGAAAGCATATCACAATATCGTATTTGAAAGAGAGGCCTTCGATCTTGAAAATGACTGGAACAAACCTGGTATATTTAGAAGAGAGTCTGAAGGGTTTAGTTTCTTGAAATATTACAGAAAGGAGTATTATCGTGAGTAGGAGAAGATATTTTGAAGAACAAAGATCTGGTAATGGAGCTATTTATCATTGTGTAAAAACAGAAATAGAACCTGGAGATAGAATCAGATTATTTAATTTAATGAATAAAGTCAAATCCGATACAATTAGCCAGGATAAGATAAATAGTGTACTGAATCAACTTAGAGAAGGTACGGCTTTTAATATTCATACCCAGAGTCCAGTTTCTTTTTCGTTTTCAAGCACCTCTACCGGTTATGAACCAATGTCAATACGGATTACATTTGACCCGTATCCTACAAGTGAACAACAGGGTATTATATACAAGTTTCAGACAAATGACCAGAGGTACGTTTTTATGTTTTCTAATAGATACGATGGAATGAGAGATCTTATTAATAATGCAGATGAAGATGTTGATTGTATTACTTCTGCAACAGAGAGGGGTAGTATGTATCGCAATGATTCTTTCTTTGTATTTGTTTGATTATCTATATTGAATATAATTATATGATTTACAATAAGTTTTTATATATAGGGGGGGGTAATTCCTGATATATTATGAGGCGTCGTTTTTCTTTTGGTAAAAATAGGGAGCTTAAAGACTTTCTTATAAGGTTTTATCCAGCCGGGGATTACACATGGATAGTTCCTGATGGCTGTTTTCTCGTAGACGTTTTTTTAGTTGGAGGCGGAGGTAGCGGTAGCGCTGCCGGCGGTGGAGGTGGTTATACCAAGACCTTCAAATCTGATAGCAAAGGTTGGAAAGACGGAGAGGCTATTGCTGTAGAACCAGGTCAATCTATTTCTATAACAGTAGGAAAAGGAGGAAAAAAAGTTCATCAAGCTGAACATAATTCCCCTGGTAAAGATGGGGGTTACTCTCAATTTATGAACCCGTCTTATAGAGCAGGTGGAGGAAAGGGAGCTGCTACACGGAAGGGAGGAAGTGGTGGTAGTGCCGGCAGTTCAGTATATACACAAAATGGTGCTTCGGATGGTGGAGACACTTATGGAGAAGAGTTTGGAGTAGTCGAAGGTCAAGGTCATACCACCAGAGATTTTGGAGAACCCGACGGTAAAAGAAATGCCGGTGGTGGGAGTGGAGAAACTAACACCGGAGTAGAATTCCGAGGAGGAATATCTGATTACAGTGAAGGATCTGGCAAAAGAGGATCAACAAAGGGGGCTGGTAGAGGAGGTGGAGGTTATGGCGGCGGAGGCGGCGGCGTCAGATACTCTAATGTTTATTCTGGAGCTGGTGGTGATGGCACTGTTTTGATTAGGGGTAAAAGATATGTGACAAGGTGATTATCTGCCATTTTACGCTCACTTTGAAAGCCCATGATTAAATCTCTTTTGCTATCTTTGTGACAAACAGTTACAAAGATGGCATCAGAAGATAACAGAAACATAGCGGTTCCTCAAACAGGTATGAACCGCGATCTGCATCCGTCGAGTCTTACGGATCAGCATTATACGTTTGCCTTGAATGCCAACATAGAATCCGAGGATGGTAATGTTGGGATGAGATCTAACGAGCACAGTAACCTTAAATGTATTGATTTCGATGGGTTTAAGGTTATTGGTTATAAGAATGATCTTACTTCAGGCAATATCTATTTTTTTATAACAAATCCTGAAACGGGCGTATCTAAGATAACTTATTTCAAGCCTGAATCCGATACAAGTATCTTATCCGACTCCGATATAGAATCTATGGTAGAAGGATCGGAGTCGTTGTGCTCTGGCATGAAAACCTTGTTGGAAGACAACGAGCAAGATTCGTGCCTCAATTTCTCTATCTATCATCCTATAAAAACCATAGAAATAAAGACAGAGAAATGTGGGAAATGTATTTACTGGACTGACGATCATAATCCTCCCAGGTATGTTATTGTAGACAAGGCTCTGACTCCTGATGATGAAGGTGATATATGGTATCATTATCATGGGTATAAGATATGCGATAAAGAATACGATAGGAAAAAGTTCATGCAGGAGAATGGTTGTTTTCTGGCATGTGAGAAACTTAGGGCGTTTCCGCTACTGGACCAGCCATGCGTAGAGCCGGTACAGATAGAGTACGGGGGCAGCCTACGTGCGGGCGTGTATCAGTTTGCTGTGGCCTTGTGCGATGAATTTGGTAACGAGAAAACTAACTATACTTCATTAACTAACCCTGTTCATATATTTGACGAACAATATATTAGGATAAATGATGGTAAATGGGGAGAAAGAACTAATCTTGGTATAAGACTTAAGGTGTCTAATCTGGATAGGCAAGTCAGCCATTATAAGGTGGCTGTTATTCAGAATACTGTTGGATACAATGGTGAAACACAACCTGTAGTGGATTATTTTATAGAAGGTATTCATCCTATTACAGAGAAGACTATATACTATTATTCTGATCTTAATAACAAAAGAACGACATTCGAACACATTTCTTTAAAAAGAGCCATATATAATACATCAAGAGGAATAGTGTCAGTCGGAAACCGTCTTCTTCAATATGGTCTTACGGCAGAAAAAGAATGGAATTTACAGCCTGTAGTTTCTCTTATGGGGCATTTTCTAAAATGGCAGGCGTCGGTAGCTCACGAAGACCTGTATAAGGATGGTAATGCTTGCTCGTTGTATGTGGGATACATGAGGAATGAAGTATATCCTTTTTCTATCTCGTTTAAGACATCCACAGGATATAAAACTCCAGCATTCGTTCTTGTTCCCCCACCTTATGATAAGGCGAGAGAGGAAATGAACAAAGACAGTATCCCATACCAGTCTATAAACGCATATGCTCCGGATTGCTCAGGTGTTAATAGGAAATATGTATGGCAGTATAGCAATACGGCAGGAGATGGGGTATTGATTGACGACGATGCGGTTGTTATAGATGAAGAACAGAAAGAGTGTAACAACCCGGCTACCGTAGGTCAAACTGTTATAGTGGAAAGCAATTTTGCTACTTTTAAAGGGAAATCAAGATTTATTATCGATTATGATGATATTGTAGGAACCCCTATAAATTATTTGTCTGAAAATATAGGTCTTGTAGCTTGTAATAATAAGGAGAATGGAAACAATGAAAGACAGATATGTGATATAGCTACCAAATACAGAGAAGACGGAACACAGGATTATATGGAGCCAATTGATCATATTAGGTTACCAGAAATGGAAGGAGACTGCGAAGTCCCTCATCGTCAAGAATCTATATTGTCAGCTCCAGTTCCTTTAATAACTGGTATTGTAGAGGATTATATATATAAAGAATTAGAAGACATGGAGCACGTGTCTACCGACTATTTATATACAACCGGAGGTGAGAACCAGAATAAGTATTCTGTTCTATTCAATTACGATACAATGGATTCTTTGTCTGAATGGATGGATGAAGCATTTTTTGGTGACGACGCAGGTAAGATATCCGGCGATGGCGAACGGCATCTTTGTTCTGAGTTCTATCCGCATTTACAACCAGGGAGTATATTAAAAACAGTGTCAGATGCAATATATATTCTTGATACAATGCCTTGTACATGTGGTTGTTATATTGAAAATTATTGTTCGGATCCTACTGTTTCAAGGTCTGATTATAATAACTTTCAAAATAACAATTACATCCTTGGAGGATATATTTTACATATAGATGGGTGGAGTGAAAAGATAAATGGAAAAGGCAATTGGAGGGCTGGTAGGTCAACGAGTACGGTAATAAATGATCAATACCGATCAAAGAACGGACCGAAATATTGCATTGAACAGTTCTGGCCTGATGCTTCCAAGAAGCTCCAGGATATGATATACAAAAATGCGGACACTGGCATACCTGAAACGGACTGGGAATTTGAGGGGTATGTAAATAATGCAACATTCGAAAATCCTACTGGAGATAAACTTAATATAGGATTTGCTTCTGAATTTGTAGTACGCAAGTTCGTGAGGAATGTAATGACTAATGCCAGGTTTATTAGAATCAATAGGCCGAAGGAATGGGATATAGAAGGATATAAGGAAGAAAATAAGGTCCTTTATCTTGAAGCCCTTGGGAAGATAGATGGTATAATGGATGCTGTTTCTACCGATTACGTTCGTGTTTCTTTTTGGAAGGATATAGAGACATGGAATCCACTTGGAACAATACCAGTAGATTTCGATAGGCCGGAACATGCTTCAGGACATTCGGTTATTATCAATATAGCAAGACCCGCATGGGGAACTATAGATGATAAATTCTTTAAAGAAACGATAAAACAAGATTATTTTTATGTAACAATAGAATCTCCGGTTGTAGCTGTTCCTTGGATAATGACATTCAGACAAATACAATTTTGTGAATATAAGAATAAGGATACTCCAGACGAGGAGGAGGAACCAAGCAAGAAACCGTCTCGTGCTATTTTAGGCGTTTCTTTTGCTACAGGTAAAACTATATATCCGTATATTTTTGGTGTAAGAGAAAAGGAGGTAAATAAGATTGATTTGTCTGTGGATTCTATAACACTTAGATCAACTGTCTTATTTGCATCTAAATGTCAGACATGTGGAGATAGGCCCATCAATTGCAAGCCTCGTCCTTATAAATACGGTGATTTTGCATATTGGGAATCATCTGAGAAATATCCTGCTAATTTTGAACTTTATGATAGTAGTAGGATGAAAATAGACACAGGCAGATCTTATGATGATCCAAAAAAATCAGAAGCTTATTCTAATATTATGAATAAGTTAACAGAATATTATGGCGCTCCTTTGTCAGACAAAAATGGATTATCTTATTTCAAGGGCCATTCTTATGGAGGAGTAGATACTTCTACCGTATTTTGCCAACAATCTATACGTCATTACCGGTTCCCAGATAATAAGCATATACCTTTTATGAACAGTGATGAACGTGGATATGACATAGCTTCTGAAATATATCCGGTAGGTATTATGGTAGATGAGAACATCATACAAGTGTTTTTGGATTTTGCGGTAGATTCTGGTTTGATTACGCAACAACAAAGAGATACGATTGTAGGATATGAACTGTATCGTGGAGATAGGAGGCTAAATAGGTCGGTTGTAGCTTCAGGATTAGCCTATGATATGCTTAGATACATAGGAGACGATGGTAATGTAAATATCTATCCTAATTACCCATATAATGACCTATCACAAGATCAATATAATTATACGTCTGGCAAAAGAGGCGAGTTTATATCCCATCCATTCGACAAAGGAGGAAACGTGTGGTATTCATTTTGTTCGCCTGATATTTATTTCAATAAGCCCGAACTTCCAAATGAAGTATGTATAGACGGGTTTCAAAGAGGAATGTCTGTGGGCAGTTTCGTACCTGTAGAAGATCATCCAAAATGGACTATCTTAGGTCCTGCCGCATACACGATGGCTGCGTCACTTGCCGCAGTTGAATCAGGTGCCACAATAGCCGCTATGATAGCAGAAGAGCTTCAGATAAGGGCGCAGTCTGGATACATAGGAGGGTCGGCCGGTCTTACCGGAGGAGGATTCCTAACGAATTTAAGTGTGGCTATGCTGTTTTCTTCAATGGTGTCAACCATCAGTCAAGCTCTTGCTAAGGGCCCGATATTGTACGGTAAGTACCGCTATGATTGGCTTAATACGTTTATAAACAATGGACCAAGACGTAATCATGCATGGTATTACACTTCTGTAGGATTATATAATTCAATGATAGGTATAACAGACCAGGATAAGTATGAACGAAATTTTGCTCGTGGTTTATCTTCTGTTAAGTACATGAAGTCCGGTGTATATCCTATGATGGATGCCAGTATGTCATCTAAATGGGGAACCGGTAAAAACGATAATGAGGGACGATTTTTATTTGTTAATAATATAGATCGTGAATCTTCGTTATTTTTATCATTTGGTGATCCAGGTGAAAAAGGAGATGGTAAATCGAAATATTTATTGGAATATCCGAACTATGTCTACAACTACGACAGTAGCCGTATAGATGATTCGGTTATTGCTGGAAGAGATGTTGTAGCAGGAAGAACATTCGAGCAATCCAAATCAGTTTCATACATTTGCTCTCCGTATATGAGGCTTATGAGATATAGGCCGGATCAATATGGTCAAATAGAAGATATAAAATGGATTTCCATAGGTGGATGTGGATTTTTCACTAATGAAAGGAAACTGATGTTCGGCGGTGATACGGTGATAACCAGATTTTCGTTAAAGAGAAAATTTCCTGTTTTTTATAATAGTGCTTTTGGTATTGGAGATATGATACCTTTCCCTTACATGGATTATAGAAATGTAGGATATCCAAGATATTTTGTTAATTATGATACAGGGGAAGATGCGCTTGAAACCACGGATAACGAACGTTTCAATAGTTGGGCATCGTCTAATAAAGGAAAATATGCTTTTTACCCAAATAGGAAGAGCTTGTATGAATTGAATGGTGACACCTCCGGTAAGTATGTAGATGGCAAATTTTATACATGGTTCTATGGTATTCCTCAGTTCCTTGTAGAGTCTGAAATAAATTGTAATTTCAGATTGGAGGGCCCTCAGCCTCATGAATTATTCTATCCAAAAGTAGGAGATTTTGTTTGGTGGACACAAGAAAAGAACGTATCTATCCATAGGGACAATGATTACAAGATAAGTCCTATCTACTCATCAAGAATGACATTGACACCTAATGTATTGCCGGCAACATACGAACGTCGTTTTTATGATTGTGCTTACCAGCGACCTAATGGTGTTATATGGAGTAGGGCTGACGTATCTGAAAACAGTCAAACAGATCCGTGGCTAACGTACAAGCCTATGGACTATCATGAGTTCCCAACCAGCAACGGGAAGCTTATTCACATGAAGCGTATTGAATCCGATCAGATTCTTGTCAGGTTCGAGGATCAGGTTTCACTCCATAACGCCATAGACGTAATCAAGGAGCGCACCTCCCCTGGGCAGGCTGAGATGGGCACCGGCGGTCTGTTCGCGTCCCGGCCTCTGGAGTACAACACGACCGACCTCGGTTATTCTGGAACCCAGAGTACTGAAATAATTAGTTCAGAATTTGGTCACTTCTGGGTAGATACTAAAAGAGCACAGGTGTTTATGACCGATCCGAACGGACGTAATCTCAAGGAACTTAGTGTAGGTATCAGACATTGGCTCAAGCGTCATCTTCCGTTTAAGATTCTTAGATACGGAATAACTAATATCTTAACCGGTACAGAGATGACAGAAGAAGATACAGACAATAAATTTATCGGTCTTGGTCTGTCTCTTGGATGGGATAACAGGTATAAGAGGGTACTTATCACGAAAAAAGATTATATACCTGTTAAGAACCCGGCATATTACAAATATGATGGTGGAAGGTTCTTGTACAATGAAACAGAGGTGCTGTCAAACGATAAGGAAATATCTTTAAAAGACGAACAGTATTTTAAAGACGTGTCGTTTACTATCGGATATTCGTGTCTGAAGCAAGAATGGATTTCTTATTATTCGTTCTGTCCTGACTATTATATAGAACAGCAACAATATTTCCAGACAGGTATAAACTTCCCGGCATCAGACGAAGAAGGTGGCTTATGGAGTCATTTGCTGACGAATAAGAGCTTCCAGACATTTTACGGAACAACATATCCATTTATATTAGAAGTGCCGATAAAAGAGAAATATAATGGCTCTACGCTGGCTTCTGTAGAATACGAGCTTGATGCAAGGAAATACGTAGATGATGTGAATTACACTCTTGACAGGAAAGTAGGTTTAGATACGATAACTATCTACAACGACACAAACAACTCAGGCGAAATTCATCTTGTTCCAGAAGAAAAGAATGATTTAGCACAACGTATATCATATCCGAAGATCGTAGGTGACCATACTGAGGTCCTGGATACTGAGGTATATAGAAGACATAAGTTAAATGACTTCTTCAACAGGGTTGACGATGACCGATCTGAAACACCTATCTGGATCAAGGACGATAACGATATAAATAAGTCGGTTAATTCTGATGCTCTTAATTTCAGACGGTCATGGCTGGATAGGTTGCGTGGAAGTTGGATGCTGATGAGGATAAAGAAAGTAATTAGCAACCGGAAAATTATATTCCAGTGGTTGATTTCTGAAGATAAGATTAAGAATAGATAATATCGTATTACCCTCTACTTTTCAATAAGTAGAGGGTAATTTTTTATTCTACACATATAAATCCGTATTTTTTTATTATATGACAAATATCATTATTATCCATTCTGAACCATTCTCCACCTACTCTTACCGAATCATATTCTTTATGTATTAATAATTCTACATTTTTATTGCATACTCCTATTATAGATAAATTAGGATTCCCGATAGATAGCGTTTTAAGTCTTTCAATAGGGTTACGGCTTTTCCCTATTTTAAATAAACCACTCGAACTATCTTTAATTATATAGGTATTAATATCACCACTGGAATTTTTATCATGCGTGACTGGGGCTGGTTTGTTACATACTGTAAGGAGTGATGCGTTTTTACCGAACAATATGGATATTACATCTATAGCATCTTCGTATATAACGGATAAAGATTGCAGCATGATATACAAATCAACTTGTCTCATCATGTTATCATTTATAAACGTTAATACTCCAAATCCACTATCAATGAAAATAATACTTACATTTTCTCCGTACACTTTATTGAATAGGTTATATACTTTTTCATTGTCATTTTCTTCAAATTCTATTATTTTAAAATTTTTACTATTAAACGGAGAGTCGTCTTCATTTAATAGTAAATCAACAATATATCTATCCATGTATTTATTTTTTTTATGTTATACGCAAATATACAATACAATACTTCCTATTATATTGTCTGTGTGTTAATTTATTCAAATTAATCTATTTTAAATCATTTTAATTTGTAAATCATATTTGAATGTCTGTATTTGCATCGTAATCAAGAGAGATTATAATACAAAAACAGTGGTGATGGAAGGTGATACTTCGGTTTGTGTCACAGGTTCGAGTCCTGTATTTTTCATGTAAGAAAAATTAGATCAGTTGGTAGATCAAAACCTCCTTTCATATCAAAACACCTTCCAGGTTCTCCCTGTTTTAATAAAATATACAGATGGTGAGGAGTTCGGTTACTTCGAAAATTAGCGTAGTGGTTTAACGCAGCATCAGGTACATTTGCTTTTCATCGGTTCGAATCCGATATTTTCATTTTAGATCCGGCTCCGCTTTTCCTCTGTTTGGAAGACATAAGAAACTAATGAGTGGTGATGGGGTTAGTTACTTCGAATTTAGCTCAGATGGATAGAGCGATACTCTTTTAAAGTATAGGTCGATGGTTCAAATCCATTATTTCATTGTTTACACTAACTTCAGCTTTTCCCTCATTGAGTATTCATTTTGATATATTTTTTTTCAAGCAGTGGTAGTAATATCACTGCTTTTTTTGTATAACACTTTAAAGAAAACAACAAATGGGAAAGTTTAACAAAAAGGATGAAGGTGTTAAACCTACGATCGTGAATCAAATGGGCGAGAAGGCGTATAAGCCTAACGCAGAAGAAGAGTTGGTATCTACGGTAATGACTACCATGTTATCTGATTCTTATTATGAGAAAGAAAAAGATAAAGTAGAAAGAATTAAGAACCTTATGGATCAGGTGGATCCGTATTTTGCAGCACAAACAGCATTGTATGTTAGGAAAGAAGGAAAGCTTAGGTCAGTAACGCATCTTATGGCTTCTGTCATTGCCAGCAAAGCATCGGGTAAGGAATGGGCTTCAAGGTTCTATAACAAGATCATTATGCGTCCTGATGATATGAGTGAAATTCTTGGCTGCTATGCGGCTCTTAACGACAAAAATCCAAAGAAGTTAAGAGGTATATCCAGTGCTATTAAGAAAGGATTCAAGACGGCTTTGGAAGGTCTTGATCCGTACCGGATTGATAAGTATAAGATGGACAGTAGGGTCATTACTATGGTTGACTTAGTAAACTTATTTCACCCTAAAGGCAATCAGGCTAATAAAATGGCTTTCCAGTACCTTATAGAAGGTCGGTCTTTGTCTGGATTATACGAAAGCAAGATTCTTGAAAAAGAGATGTCTAAAGCCGGACAGGATAAGAAAGACAATAAGGAAAAGGAAGAAGCTTTAGGTGACGCTATTCGGGACGTGGTTTCTAATGTAAAAGGCATGCCTATTTTTAATATGGTTCGTAACCTTGTAAACATAATCAAATACGCGCCTGATCAAATAGATGAAGTTTGTAGGCAGCTTACAATAGAAGAGAAGGTACTTAATTCGAAGATGCTTCCTTTCCGTTTTGCTTCAGCTTTCAAAGAGGTTGAAAATATGGGCACTGATGGTTCCGATAATGATATTGTATTTGAGTCGGATAAAAAACGAGCTAAATTAACAGCGCGTAATAAATATAAGATTTTAGATGCGTTGGAGAAAGCCATAACCATCTCCTGCAAGAACCTGCCGGTATTGGAGGGGCGGTCGGCTATCCTGATTGACCACTCTGGCTCTGTACGTGGAGATATGGGAGGATCTTCTGAGGTGTCTGCCTTTAGCAAAACAAGTACGGCTGTCATTGGCAACTTGTTTGGCTGTATGATTGCTTCTGTGCTTCCTGACGTATTTATTGGTATGTTTGGTGACAAACTTATCAATTACGAATATGATAGAAGTAAAGGTGTTTTATGGAATAACAAAAAATCTTTTACTGCCGGAGGAGAATGCGGTGGTGCCACTGAAAACGGTCTTTTTGCATTCTTGGATAAGTGCGTTAAAGATAAGATCAAAGTAGATAACTTGTACGTTATTTCAGATATGCAGATAGGAGACGGTGAATCTGTTGTATGGGAGAAAAGTTCCAGTTATGGATATGGCAAATTCGCCGAACTTTTGAAAGGGTTCAAGAAAGTGAATCCAAATTGCAAAATCGTTTCTATTTCTATTCAAGGATATGGAAGTGAGATGTTTTACAGAGGATCTAATATCTTGAACATAGCTGGCTGGTCAGAATCTATCTTCGATGTTATTAACAGCAAGTTCTGCGGATATAAGAATATGATTGATGAAATTAAGAAGATTAAGATTTAAATCTTACATTCGTACTGTTTTCATAAGAAGAGATTTATCATAACAAGCCGGAGAATGAATGGTGGCATTCTTCGGCTATTTTGTTTACATTTGTTGAAAAAAAGAATGAAAGAAAAAGAATTTGATTTTGTGATATATCCACTAAAGTTGATTATCACCATAGGGTTAGATTACAAAACATTGTGTGATCGTTTTGAGAATGCAGAATTGGATCATGAAGGAGAATGGGGAGATGAAGGCGATTTAGATTCAGAAGTCTCTTTTATGAATCTTGTTCGTGATAAGGGGGATGATAGAGCTTTTAAGTTATTATGGAATTTTCAAAGTGAGAATGATATGACTATACAAAACATATGTCATGAATCATTTCATGCAGCTATGTCGGTATGCCAACATTGTAATATGTCTCTTGGCTTTAAGGTGGGAGAAGATGAACACGCAGCTTACATAGCCGGATTTGTTGGTAATTGCGCAGATGAAATGTTTGGATTCTTAGAGGAAGAAAAAGATGGCAAAGAAGAGTAAGTCAGATTGGAAACCTTCAGAAAATATTCTTAAATATTTGAAGTCGTGGGAAAAATTTAGGTCAAAACCGTATGACGATGGTGAAGGAAATATTACTGTCGGATACGGATTTAACTTGCCTCACCTTCTTAAAAAATACAAGAAGGGCATAACGGAAGAGCAAGCAGACAAAGAATTTGCAGGCGTAGTAAATACGTTCGTTCCTGAGTTTAGGAAACTTACTCCAAACTTTGATAATCTAAACAATAATCAGCGTGATGCTCTTTTTAGCTTGTATTACAATGCCGGTGCTGATACTTATATGAAAAGTCCTATGCTATTCAAATATCTTAAAGAAGGAGATTTTGATAAGGCGGTTGAGGAAATAAATCATGACGAATGGAAAGACGACATGGATGGCCAGAAGAAGCGCCGGGCCTTCGAGCGCCGGGTGTTCTCTACGCCGACATACCAGCCTTGGACGGTGGATGACGACAGTAACTACGTCCTGGTTGAAAACGAGCCCGTAGAGGACAAATCTGTAGGAGAAGGTACTGATGGTCCAAAATACGAAGACGCTCGCCATGTGGAAGCTAAATATGATTATACAGGTTATGTGGGTAGAGGATATGACGGAAATAAGGTCAGGGTATCTGATTCGAATATGAAATCAGTTGGTATATCCAATAACGCTGATCCTGATAAGTGGTATGAATCCGTTAATCCAATATTAGACACTGATCCTATTAGTTTAATTGCCGATTTTATTCCTACTATGAAACGTATGTTGGATCCTAATAGAGAGCGATCGGGGGAAGATACAGCCACGGATTTTGAAGAAAAAATGTGGAAAGCTTACACGGATGGAGATATAAGTAGATTGCCGGCAAGCAAGTATCGTTTTGATGACGATGATGATGGCGCTCAGTATGTAGGATTGCCTCAAGAACAAGCTATTTTGATACAATCTTTATTAGATAAAGAGTATATGAACAACATGCTTGACGAGGCATATAAGGATGCTGATAAAAAAAGTAAACGAAAAATAATAGATTATAAGAAGGTCCTTGATAAACTAAATAAAAATATATTTGAAAATCCAGGAAAATGGATTTTAGTAAATGAAGGTGTAAGTCCATTTAGAGAAGAAGTATATGGTGACAATTTTGAAAAAGTAAACGAAGCTTCCGGATTAGGTGCGTTGAAGAATTTCAGTGTAAGATGGGATCCTGATGCTGGTATGTTGGATGTTAAGGATGATTATGATTTTAGTCGAAAGAAAATAGCGGAAGACATCGTACCTGAAAGGGATGTCCCTCTTAGAATAAGGGAACGTATCAAATACGATCCTAAGAAAGGTAGTGTGCTTCGAAATAATGACAAGGCTTTACCTAAAAGGTTTGTAAGGAAATACGAAGAAGGTGGTGTTGTAAATAAACAACGTGAAGCATACGAATACTTTACTAATAAGAGAGGCATGTCTAAGATACAAGCGCTCGCCATCATAGGTAATCTTATGGCTGAATCCGGTCTTAAAGATGACATATACGGAGACAACAGAACATCATACGGCATACAACAATGGCATAATGAGCGCATGGATAAGTTATTCAAGCACGCCAGAAAAAAAGGTCATTCTACACCCACATTCAAAGACCAACTTGAGTTCTTGGCTGACGAATACGAAGGAAAGACCGGATATTCTAATTTCTTATACACAAGAAAAGGAAAAGAAGGACCAGGGTATTACAACTACAGCCGGCAGGATTTTATGAACGCCGATAACCTTAAGGATGCTGTAGTAGCTTGGAACCAAGGAGCAGGACGTCCTCATAAGAGTGTTATAAGAAATGATGACCGTTATAATTATGCTATGGAGGTTGCTAAAAATCTTGGTTTGGAAATTGAAGAAAATTCCGTATCCTCGTATGGTCAAATGGGATTCGGAGATGATGCTGAAATAGCAGCATCGGTAACACTTCCAGAGGTAGAAGTGGTAGCCGCCCTTCCTAACCCGGAAGTCCCGTCCCAGGAGAGACAGTCCGAGGAAGAGAGATTCCGTACATGGACTGAAACGTGTGGTAAGGACATCATAAATCATTTACTGACGTTAGACGGGAAAAAGGATGGTGATGACAGTGATTACAGCATGATGTATAAACAGCATGAAAAAGAAAGCGAAGAGGATAAGAAAATGGCTTTGATTAATGCCGTGCTTCCCAATATTCAGCTTCGCATTAAAGGCGTCACTGATAATTAGAACAATTGTTTTATTTCTCATATTAATAAAGCGAAGCCGGATTTGAGACTTGTTATGCGGATACCGAAGGTTGAAGAACGATATCAAGATAATCCGGCTTTTTTGTGCGATTTCGTGAAGGATGGAACTATCATCGCCTTGGTTTAACAGAACAGACCTACGTACCTCCACTGTCCTGACGGGCATGGACGCCCGTCTCGCCTACCAGTCTGCCTAATTCTCCACTGGCTACCTAATATAACTATTAACGTCACTCCATCACCTATCTCCCTTCAGTCGATAGGTTCAGTCGTTTTTAAATATTATAAGTTCTTTCGCATCGTTCCCTTCGGTCACGATACTCAATCTTTTAACACAATTAGGCGAACAATACAATGACGGAAAAAGTAATTTGTCAATCCGTTCACTCACTTAACTCCCTTCGGTCGTTAAGTTCATTCACTGTAAACAATTATATGAATAAATGGTAAAGTATATAAAATAATATAAATAATATAATGAGTAAGATCATTGAAAATGGTCTTAATATTAAGGAAAACGGAGACTATTCATAGGCGTAGTTTTAATTCAAGATTTGTTGTCCCACCCCTGACGGTCAGACGGTTACGTTCAGGGTCATTTTCCCGTCTCTTATCCAAACCGTCATAAAATAAAAAACCTTGTATCCTATTTCTCTCAAACCGGATACAAGGCAGTGCATTTTTTTCTTTTTATGTAAAATCATATATTTGCACTAAACAACAAAAACAATATGGAGACAAAAATAACTGAAATAATGAATCCTCACAAGTTACACGACAAGCTCTTCAAGAAAGAGCAGGTCTCTCCGATAGAAGTTATATACAATAGCTTCAGCAACTTAGGGTACAATGTAGTACGCCGTCCAGCCGGTCAGTGCTTAGGCAATTTGAGATATTTTAATCTATTTTATGACAAACATACTCATCATTTCTATCAGAAAGACAGGAAGTTGAGATATTGTAGCAACTTTCTCATATCTGATTACTGGAAAGATAGAGTGCGATGTTTCATAGTTTGGAACTTTGGTTTTGGAAGATTCTTTCCGTACAATGACTTTATTGAGGCTATGGTTTATGATTATCTCCGATATGGGAGAAAGTCAGTTCCTTATCTTAAAAGCGTGCAAGAGGCTGAAGAAAAGTGTGTAAGGTTCTATATCCGGTCTCAGATAGACATGCTTCGTAAGGAAGGATATGCTGCATACCGGGCTAAGTTTAAGGAAGAACGTCCTCAGTATTTCATCGGAGACGATAGGACGGTGTTTAGGTGCCTTGACAGCTCTTTGAAAAGAGAAGAGAAGATTGCTGCATGCGTAGCCCACAAAAGGGCTTTAAAAGAAGGTATAATAACCTCTTTCATCAACCATCTCAAGAAACATCCTACCACCTTGTATTCTTGGTTTTCATCAGAGGTAGACAGCGAAGGAAAGAATAGGATATGTTTATCTGACAAGGCTGTTTCGTATTTGAATAAGAGACTGGTTCGCAATGGATTAAAGGCTCTTTCTGCATCATATCTTTTTAGAACGTTTAGAAAAATGGTGAAGACTTTGTTCGGTTTCAATGTCAGGTCGTTCTTGAATAGCTGTCTGATGTCTGTTTCAACAGAAGAGGTTTTAACCAAATCTATGAAGAAAATAGTTTCCAAGACGGTGCTGTTTTTGTACAAGAGAGCGCTTAAGAACTATCGCCGGGCATGCGGTCTTAAGTACGACCCTGATTCGGGCGGTTTGTCTGTCATACGTCCCTGATTTTTAAACGTATCCCATAACGTTGGATTTTCTCGTTCGTTTCTCTTATCTTTGTGAAAAAAGATAGTATGAAATTACGAATCATAAAAAATCGTCCGATATTCGCTCCTGGCGGTAGTGTTCAGGATAAGAAACAGGATATTAATGTATCCTCTACTCAGCCTATTCTTGATTATGGAACGCCTGTTAATAAATGGGGTGAATCTGATATTCAGAATATATATATGCCTTCTGATGTGACTTTAGAAACAGAGGAGGGGGAGATAAATCCATTTAGTAGTATGCCTACATCCGATCCGTTTTTTGAAAATCATGATGCAGGATATGCAGGATATCTCGCTGATAATAGGGGCATGGTTAAAAACGTAGAGAAATCAGTCGTTGATAATGCAATGAATTTAGGTGGTGTTGATTCTGATTCCTCTAAAGAAAAACGTTCCCAAGATGGTAATCCTCTGGATCCTATGACTACCCCATATTATTCACCCGATCTAACCGGCAGAGCTCAAATGTTCGGTACAAGTCTTGGTCGGATAAGAGCCGGTAATAAGGTCGGTGCTAATGTGGCTCAAGCTGCCTTGTCTGGTGTTAGTTTAGGATTAGGTCTTACCCGTAATATCATGGGAGCTTCATCTGCTGCGTATGCAGCCAGCAGAGACGAGCAGGCAGCGAGGGAGAAACTTGCCAAGGAGCGTCGTCAGCAATTCATCAAGTGGGAACGTGAAGGTGGTGGCGTGAATTTAGGTAACGGTCAGAAGATGGATGCGTCTGATATGACCGGAGAATATATTTATCCTCTTCCCAAGTCTATGGAAGATGCTGCGAATGTAGAGATAGAGAAAGGCGAGTACGTGCTGGCTCCTGACTCCGTAGGGCCTATGGAAGCCAAAGGGGACAGACATGAAAATGGTGGTACTCCGGTTGATTTGCCAGAGGCTTATATTGTTTCCGATTATCGTAAGATAGATGATGAGTTTGCCTCTTACGTTAGAGAAAATTATGGTATTAAGGCAACGTCAAAAGATACGTATGCTACACTCCTTGATCGATATAAGAAAAAGATAGGTTTGTCTGATAAGTACGAAGATCAGGAGCGTGTATATAAGAGATTAGAGAAAAATGAAGAAGTAAAAGACAAAAACACATCTAATCTTAACGCTTCTATTCTTTCCAAGTACGTCAATGAAAACCAGAAAGAGATAGACGAGCTTGAAGCACAATTTCGTTCTTTCGCTGAAATCGTTTATGGCAAACAGGAAGAATCTAAGCGTAACGAGAAGATGGGTGCTTTTTTCAGGGATGGCGGGGTTGTTGATCTGAATCAGGTAAAGAAACAAGCTAAGGCTTTTAATATTGCAGAATCGGATGCTAAGAACTGGATATATGACGAGTATGTTAAGCAAACCAGAAAAATGGCTGAAGGTGGACCTACTCAGAAGGAGCTGGAGGAACTTAGAAAGAATGCTATCGGCTACAATAAGCTTATCAATCAGTTATTTGGACGAACTCTTAATATGACTGTATCTGATGTTAGTGGTCGTGAGCAGATTCTTAATCCTGATTCCAGTGTCAATGCCAATCAGAATCTCCAACATAGAAGCAATTTAGGATACGGCAGGGTAAATGATAAGGCGGTATCTAATTTGCTCGACGTAAACCGATGGGCTAACAAGTACAATACGGATGGTGATTTTGATACAGAAGGTTTCCAGAAAGGATACAACAGGCAATTAAATGCATTGTGGGCGTTAGCTGATGTAGGCGCTATTACGAATGCTGATGCAGCCAAGAAATTCAGAGATGAATACGGATTCTGGGGCCAGGACGCCGGAAGCTACGGAGGGAATCAGGCTTATAATTCATTTGCCGTAGATGATAAGTTTGGTCAGACAACAGCTACTCGTTCTTATTATGGGTTGGACGTTGTTTCGGCAGAGCAAAAAAGATTGTTAAACGAAAAAGGAATAAAGAATTATGTTGACTTATTTGGTGATAAATCTGATGCCGCTAAGAAGATTCTGGGCTCCGATTATAATAAGTTTGTTGCTTTAAGAGATAGTGGGTTAATGCCGGAAATAGACTTCGTTCTTGAGTCTGTTAAACCAGAAATGAAGCCTATTGAGGCCGGTCCCATAGCACCAGGCCTTACACCGCCTAAGATTGGATCTCCTGGAAGGGTAGAGGTAAAACCGAAAGCGAGTACGCCTACGACTGCAACCGACACCGATACAGAGGAGGTGGTTGAAGACAACGGACCTAAAGGACAGGGCAGACCGGCGGCGTTCGGTCCTATCTTCCCGGAGATGCTGAGAACGCTCGATACAGGCTTGGAGATAGAAGGTCTGGAAAGACATCAGGCTCCGAGAATAGACCCAGTTCTTCAATCTGCTGATCAGTATATCAACGAGCTCAACCGCGCGACATCGGCTCAGTTGGACGCAGTAGGTGGCGTGCCCGACTCCCAGCGCTCCGCTATTCTGGCTAATATGAACGCCATAGCCGGAAGCAATATAGCCAAGTACATTAACGAAGTAAATTTCAATAACGCAAGGCAAATAAACGAAGCTGATAGATTCAATGAAATGGCTTATGTTCAGACAGACGATAAGAACATAGCGGAAAGGCAACGTTATGAATCCGGGTTATTGAAGGCTATGGCTATAAGGGATGAAAATCTTGCTCGTTATTATGATAGCATAAACAGCGAAATACAGAATAAGTTCAATGTTCGTACATCATTGAATACCATAGCTTCCATAGCTCCGAATATGAGAATGCTTCCAAGTGGCCAAATTATTTACGTTCAAGGTAATCAGGATGTGATGAATATGGGTGATTATTCTACACCTTACTTGAGAAGTTTAAATGAAGAAGATGATGAAACTAAAAGAAGAAGGAGGACCAAATAGTGGCTTCACAGTATAGTATTTTAAGGCAATATGCCCCGTATGTTAGTCCTTACAACATAGATCTTGTTAAGGACGTCATGATGTACAAACAGCAGAAGGTTGATGCTGCTCGTGAAAAGATCTATACCCAGGTAGATTATCTTATGGGTCAAGAGATAGATAAGCCTGAAGCCCGCGCTTATATGGAAGATAAGATGTCAGGTGTGATTGCTAACATCAATCAAAAATTCAAAGGCGTGGATCTTTCTTCTGATGGTGTTACGAGAGCCATACAAGGAGAGATCAGTTCAGTGTTGGATGATACGGTCATTAACGCGATTGCCGGCACAAAAGAAGGCAAGAGGGTTATGAAGGAAATAGAATCTATAAAACAGAATCATCCTGAACTTTATTCTCCTATTAATGAATGGCATGCTTTGGACCCTTATTACAAATGGAGGTCAGATGGTAAAGCAGGATCAAGGTTGGGAGGTCTTCATTATTCTCCTTATGTCGATTATACTAAGGAGATAAATAAGCTGGTCAGTGATTTTAGGAAAAACAACGAAGGCAAGAAGATTCAGACAACAGAATATGATGTTAAAGGTAATCCTACTGGTGGAATCATAGAAGTCAACGTAGATGAGCTTACTGATTCCCAGATAAGGAATTTTGTGTCTGCTAACTTATCTGAAAACATGAGGAATCAGATGAGAATAGAAGCATCATACATGGCAGCTACCAATCCGGTGTTCAGTAATCCAGATTTGGTTAGTCAATACATTGGGTCTTATGTCGAAAGATACGATAGGCACATAGGAGCATTGGAAGCAAAAAAGAAATCAGTAGGGGATAATAAGGATATTATTGATCGTATTGACAGTCAGATACAGGAAGCTAAAAATCAGAAAGCAGAAGCCAAGAGGGAGGCAGATATGATAATAGCTTCATCAGATCCGGTAGCGGCTGCTAATTTTGTTGTTACCAATAATCTTTTCGATAAGATGACTGATGCATGGAGATACGACAATACAAGTTTTGAAAGGAAGAAAGATGATCTTTATTTTGCAAGGTTGGCAGAGGATAGGGCTCAGCAAAAGTTTTTGACTGATAATGCTAAGTCTATGGTTGAAATATCGTTGGCAAAAGAGCAACTTGCACAGGCTAAGATTGAAACCGAATACATGCGTACTTACGGTTCCAAGATGGGCACTGAAAGCTCATCCGGAGGCACAAGAGGAGCAGGCGGTGTAGGAGTGCCGATGGCTCCTATGGACGGGCCTACGGCTATCAATTCTGGAACGGGTAAGATAGGATCTGTTAATTTGGCTAATATCCCTTATGAACAACTCACATCTTCTTCCACAGAGCGTAGAGCAAATTTATTGAAATTATATAATTCATTATCTCCTACAGACAGAAGTAATATCGTTGCAGCATCATACGAAGAAGAAAAAACTGACCCAGGATTGTATGCTAATATGACTCCTGAAGAACGGATATATTCTTATTTAAAAAATAATGGAGGTCAGAAAAACGGATATTTTGGACAAGGAAATAACAGATTGTCTGAAGCTTATGATGCTTTACTTCTTTCTGATTCTAAGGCAAATGGAGCTACAAAGGCTATAAATAACATAACTGATTATCAAATAGATAATATAGTTACTAAAAAAAATAAGGATATTATCAGTAAAGTTCGTAATGCTAAGTTTATGAAAGGAAGTTCTTTTATAAATCTTACCGATACAGATGATAAGGCTGGAGCCTTCCTGCTCGCCACAGCCATAACAACTGGTGTATCTGATGCCGTAGGGTTCAGAGAATACATGATGGACCCTTCAAGAGGAATAGATATTCTTAGTGCTATATCTCCGTCATTAGGGGCTAAGGTGAGTGCCGGCAAGTTGGGGAAAAACATATCTGATGCTATTACAAGCGAGAATAATGGTTCCTCTACTGGTACATTAGCTCTTATTAATGGAATGAAGAAACTCAACGGCGATCCTGATTTTAATATATCTGATTATATGACCATAGATAAGGATGGTGATATAGATTTAAAAGATTATCAGGAAGGTGAACCATTAACTATTACCCAGCTAAGATATGCTGAGAAAAACAGTAGAGTGTCTGATATGATAGCAGGTCAGATGCAGGATGAGATAAAAATGTCTGTATCTCCTGATCAGATTTCTGATAAGTTATCTCAGTATCATTACCTTGATTCTTACAAAAGATACAATTGGAATGCCGATTCACCGGAAAAGTCTTTGCAGAAGGCTCAGTTTAGAAGATTGTCTGGTTACATGGCAGGAAAGGTAAATAATCTGGATCCTACTGCTATTAATGCCATTAATATGGATGCCGAGATAGATAATGGCACTGTTAGAAGATTCTTGACTGCTCAAGTAGGTTCCGGTAAAAATTCTTATGTTACAGAAAGGGTTGAGATTACGAATGACGAGCTTCTTAAGGCGGGTATAGATCCTTCGGTCGAGGAGCGTAATTATCCGGTGGATGGTTACAAATCAAGTTTTGGAACCTGTGATTTTGTAGATACCGGAAAGAAGGAAGGTTATTCTTATGATAAGTATCTTATACGTAATGGTCTTCCCCGTTTGGCTTCTAAGGCTGATGTTAAGAATGATCTTTATGATATAGTAAAGGTTCATGGTTCTTACCTTAAGCCAGAAGAAATGAATGTTGTTAAAACCCTTGTTGATAATTTTATTGACATGTCTGATAATATATCAGTTCAGTTGGAGGGAATGGACGATAGGGGTTCAAGAGAGGTAGCGGTCAATTTCTATGACAAAAGGACTAAAAATTCTAAAAATCCTGCATTGTTGTTCTCGGATTTTGTTCCTTTGGATCCAGGTAATGATGAGTATGCGGATTACTGGAATAGCATTCACCAGAAGTGTCCTCAGTACTTCTTTATAAAATATGTGAAGGAGGCTGTTCAAGAACGTCTTGATCAGATGAGGGATCCGTATATGAGAGGAATAAATATCACGCCCAATATGAATGACAAGTTTAGTAAGTTGAACGATTTTTTGCAGAAAATTTATGGCTGACAATAATATAGATAGATATAATCCTGCTGCTAAAACCACTTACGAAGATGTGGCAAGGCAAAGGAAATTAGCCGAAGAAGAGAATTACACTCCGGCTACATTACCAGAGACGACAACACCTCTGGTTCCTAATTATATGCCTGGTGAAGGTGTGTATGCCCAACCTAAATTTCCGGATTACGCATCAAGGATAGCTGCTGCCGAATACGAAGAACCGTATATAGCCAAGGAGATAAGCAACAGCTACTCGGAGGCACTGGCTCGTAACAGCTACAGGGAGGCTACACCTGCCCCGCCGCCTCTTAATCCCTATGGACCAAAGGTAAGTATCCGTGAAAGTCATCAGATGGGTAATGATGGGGTATGGCGTACAAAATATCCCAACTATATTCCGGGTATAAATAATGAAGATTATTATGCCAGAAGACAGAGCGGATGGAGTAAGTTTTGGAATGGTGTAGGCAAATTCGCTTTAAAGTCCGCATTGTACGGTGCGCAAGGAGTTGTGTCACTGCCTGACAAACTTATCAATATGGCATCTGAGGGAAGTTACAAAGCTGCGTTAAACACCAACATGGATAAGTTTGTAGGTGATCTTGACCAGCAAATAGACATGCTTCTTCCCCATTATTACAAGAAAGAGGTAGAAGATTATAATTTTGGTCAGAAGCTTTTTAAGGATACCGGTAATTTCTTATGGAATGATGTCCTTGGTAATGGTATGTCTTTTACCGTAGGAGCCATGATATCAGCGTACATGACCGGAGGACTTGGAGTTGGATCATTGGGCAATATAGGTGCTAAATTAGGTGGAAGAATCGGAGCTAAGTTAGCAGCAAGGCAAGCTGCCAATAGGGGCATAGGAAGCCTTAAAGGTGTGTTTAACGACTATGTAAGAAAAGGAGTTGCTACCGGAAGAAATGTAGGGGAGGCGGCTAAGACCATGACGTTGTTGGCTACCAGTGCCGGATTCGAGTCATCGGTTGAAGCAAATTCTTTTATGAAGCAATCTGAGTCTGATTTCAAGGATTATTATCGTAAGATTTATGGTCGTGATCCCAATGCAGAGGAAATGGCTGTTTTTCGTAATTCTAATGCTGATGTAGGCAGTGCTATATTTGCCGCCAATATGGGTATCGTAGGATTATCTAACTGGCTTCTTTTCGGTAAGTATATAGGGTTAGGAGGCAAGGCTATACCTGGGTTGGAAAAGAAGCTCAACAAGCATTTATTTGGATTAGGGACGGAAGTTGCGAAGCCGGGAGAGATGGCTATTAAAATAACCAATCCCAATATAGGACAGAAGATAGCAGGCAATGTTTTCAATATCATGAAAAGACCGGTATCTGAAGGATTATGGGAAGAAGGATCTCAAGGTGCTGTTCAGAATACGGCTGAGGAATATGTTAAGTCAAGATATGATAATGTCGCCATGAACGGAGCCGTTGATGTTCTTGATGCTATTTCTGAAGGATTTAAAAAGCAATATACGTCTAAAGAAGGATGGACTGAAATAGGAATCGGTGCTATTATCGGTTCTTTGTTCGGTATGAGGGAAGGCTTCTTTGGGGTTAAAGAGTATAGCAATAGTCAGATCTTGCTGGAAAGGCAAGTGAATGAATATAACAAAGCATCTTCTAATCTTAACACGGCGGCTTTGAATACGTTGAAAAAATCAATGAGTTTAGGGCCTCAAGTTCGTTCCGATGCCCAGTCTATGACTGGTAAGGAGCTTGATGATGCTATGTTTGAAAAGATGTCTATTGACAACCAAATGGGAACCTTAGAGGATTCGGCTGAAAATTTCCGGCAGATGATTGATATGGTGCCTATTTCGGAAATAGCCGAAGCTAATGGAATGTCTTTGGAAGAGGCAAAGAAATACAAGGATTCTATTATTGATAATTATAACAATCGTCTTTCGGATTTCAGATCTGCCCAGAGTTTTGCCGAAGATCTTATAGGTGATGATTCTAAGATTGAGTTTAGGAAATACGTGGCTCGTAATGCCTTCCTTGGTCTTCAATCAGAATCAAGAATGAAAGACATAGCTTCTGTCATAGAAACGCTTTCGGGGCAGCCTCGCGTGGCAGATGCACTAAGTACGTTCTCCCGGCTGTCGGACAGGGCAAGGGAGCGGGCGATGGCTATCCGTGGCATACGGTCAAGAATAGAAGAACTTGAATCCGAAATAGAAGATCTTGCTACCCGCCCTCGCAACGTAGAAGGGAAAGATCCACAAGCTGAATCCATACAACGAAAAACCAAAGAATTGGAAAGCCTTAGAACCAATTACAATAATTCGTTGTCTGAGTTATCAACGTTAATAGGAAAAGAGTTTTCGATAGAAGAGCTGGTAAGTAAAACCGAATCTGTTTTATCATCTCCTCTTTCTCCCATAAGTTCACAAGATGTGATAGAAGCCTATGATACGCTTGTGGCTTTTGATGATTATTTTAATGTAAAATCAAGACAGGAAAAGAAGTTTACAGCCAAAGACAAAGCCATGAGATCCTTGGTAAATGAATACCGAAGAAGTTTGATGGACTATAGGAATATGAATAACTTCTTGTCTAAGATGCTTGATAAAAGATTCTTAGCTGAGGAAAACAGGGGGTTTTCAAAAGCGCTGTCTTCTCTATGGTCTACTCCTTATAAAGGGGATGACAAGGTTCCTGATTTTGCAGAGTCTAATAAAGTTGGTGAATATGACACTGATGAGGTAGTAGATCAAGCTGTGTCAGAAGGTAAGATTTCGGAAGACGAAGCTTGGACTATCAAGGCTTTTATGCATGCTCTTGATAAAGCAAGGGAAGATAGGATGAAGGAAGCAGAAGATGATATAAAAGAGTCACCGCTTACGGAGTCTGTATCGGATGAAGATTATGAGGCTGCGATGGACAATCCTATTATGGTTCCGGCCGTAAGGCAGTCTATAATTGATAAACTATATACAGGTAATGCCGATCTTCTTACTGCGAGAGAAAAAGATGTGTATGATAAATACAAACAAGATTTTGATGATTATGTATCGTCTTTGGGTGACAGTCCTGTTAATCTCATAAAATCATTATCTGAGAAGGCTGATAGGCTTACAAGTCCGAGATCTGTGTATGAGGATAATAAAGCTATTATTGATATGGCTAAATCCAATTTAGAACCAGATCAAAGGAAGGAACTTGATGATGCTATTTCTTCGTATGTTGATATAATGAACAGACGGGATAAAGGGGAGAAGGTTGACGAAGATAAGCTTGCTGATTCGGTATTTACCATAGAAGATCTTGGTCAGGTTGGAAACATCACAGATCTCCTTCCTTATATTGAACAAAACAGGATTATTGACAAAGGTCGTATTTCCGAATCTACGTTAAGTAATTTTGGAGAGGATGATATCAATATAGATTCTCTTGTAAATGAATTAGACGAATCTGACAATACACCGGGAGCTAACATAGATAGCGCCCAGAATCCAGAGACGTTGATGGTTAGAAGAATATCCAATGACGGCAATGAAAGGTATGAAATTGCGGGTCTTAGAGCCGATAAATTTATATCTTCTATAAAATCATTGGTTCCTATTCAAATAAGCTCTGAAACGAACGCTAATGGCACTAAAAGGTATTCTCTTAACATAGGTGGGGAAACGGCTACTATAATTGAACTGCCTTATCATGCGAGATGGTCTATAGACAAAGAGTCGGCTCGTGTTCTTAACCGTTACACAGATGTGTCTATTCAGGACGTGGGTAATTCCTATTCTTTGGTTTATAAGCGTCTTGATTCAGATGAGTTGGTTCCGTACAGAACGGGTGTCGGATTCGGAGAGAATGAGGTAGATAAAATAGATCAGGAAGCATTATCTTCTTTGAAAAAAGGAGATAAGGTTAATCTCGAAATAGATGTAAATGATACTTATAATCAGTCTCTTTTTACCGAATACAATGACGCTGTTCAGTCTGGCGATAAAAAAAGAATAGAATCTGCTGAAAATAAACTGGTGTCCAATATGGTTATCAAGGTCATGAGTGGGAACAGATTCGTTTCTGTTGTAAAAGCTGATACAGGAGGCATAGATGGTATAAGTAAGATAAGAAGAACGGCTTTTAACAAGTGGAAGAAGGACGCCGGCCGGTCGGCTACCATCGGCGTCGGCACGCATGTTGTTGCCCAGACCCTTCCCGGAAGACCGGTGTTTAACATGAAGGTGAACGGTCAAGGATATGGCCAGGTAGAAAATCTCCCTATTACCGAAAAAGGTGCTGAAAAAGTATCTGATGTCGGATATGTATTAAATGGCAAAGTCGTGCTTAAGAACGGATCTAAATACACAGGCTTCCCATTTGCTTATTCTATATTAAATGACAAGGGGAATAATTACAAAAATGTAAGAGTTCCGGTAGTTGTCATCAAAGGTAAAAACGGTCTTAATTATCTTTTCCCGGTTAGCCTACGTTCTGTGGAATCAGAGGAAGGGCGGAAATGGATGTCTTTTATAGATATGCTGCTTGAATCCGGTGATTCTGAATTGCTACAGATGGGTCAAGATGATATACAAGATCTTAATGCGTATCTAACCAAGTTAGGTCTTGATCCGGCTTCGTATCAAGTATCGTATTTGAATCCTATTTCAGATCTTAGAAAAGCTCGTGAGGCTATAGAAGAATTATCTACAGTTCCTGATGTTGTTAAGTGGGTAGAAGATGGAAGTAGGAGTGTGAAAGACATTGTGACGTCTGAAGTAGAATCTGGAATAGATTTCGAAGGTGAGATGTTTGTTGCTCCTAAGATCAGGATTCAGTTTGGTAAATCATCTTCCAGACCTAAATCACTTATAGAGGATGATCTTCCTTTCTCTGATGAGGGTAAGACCGTTACTTCTAAAGAAGACGTGGATGTTTATGAAGAGGAAATGCCAGAGGAAGGGGCTGTCCGGGAGACTCAGCCGGCGCCATTAGCTCAGCCGACTCCTGCGGCACAAGCTGCGCAGTCTTTACCTGGCAAGAAGCGTACCTCCAGGAAAAACTTCTCTCTTATGTTAAACGAAATAGAATCTCATATAGAAAAAGAAGGATTGCCGTCTTATGCTAATATTTTTGATTTTATAGCAAGGAAGATTGTAGGAGGTGATTTGAGGTTTCTTCGTGAGAGAGGTAATCCTAAAAGCCTTAAGGAAGAAATGGGATTAGAACCTAAAGGAACAGTAGGTGATAAAATATCCACTCCTTCCAGCAAAGGTGGTAAGACCTTAGAAGAATACGTTTCTTGGCTTCGTTCTCAAACAGATCAGGTGGTGGTTGATTATGTTGGGCCAAGATCTGACGAACAAATTATATCAGAGTTGAAAAACTTTTTGAAATATATTAATTTTGTTCCAAGCAAGGCTTTGAATTATTCTCTTAGAGTCAATGGCATGGATACCCTAAAAGAATATGGCACAAAAGAGGAAGTAGAAAAAATGGAATCTGATATCAATAGTTTGGTTTCTAAAGTTTTGCCTACGGTGGATAATAAAACTGTAGAAGATGTTTCTACTGCAATAAAATCAAACAACTTGCCTGCCATATGGGAGCCCGTGGAAAGCCTTGATATGACAAACGAGGAAAAAATAGAGTTTTTGAATAACGTAGCAGATTTCCTTAGCGGCATACCAGAGTATGATGCTGTCGTGGAGTCTATAGAGTCAGAATCAGATAATATTTTAAATGATGGAAAAGAAGGAAGTGCAGAAGGCGGTGCAGTACGCACTGAGGAGGATGGCGATAAAAAGGGAGGTGGAGAAGGCAAAGGACAATCCAGAACAAATGTCGAAGTTAAAGGAAATATCGAATTACCTGGATATGAAGAAGGAAGAGTAGATAACTATAGGAAGAACGGAGATAAGTTCTCTGACATTGCTGAAGTCACTTTATGGCTACTTAGAAGGGCTGCCGGCATAACCTCTATCCCGGAAGGAGAAGAGGTTTATGTAGAGGGAGATGAGGTTAATAGTATTATGACCGATATGGAATCAAGGTATGGTATAGACACCATCAATCACTCGCATACGACTAAGGCTATAAGGGATCTTAACGGCGTATCAGGTTATAAAGTAGAATACGGCTTAACCTTTTTGACATACGATCCTTTTATTAGGATATCCAATCCAAGGGAAGAATATAAGGCTGCGAAAGACGAGCCTCGTATATCCGAAGAACCGCTTACTCACATATCAAGGGTGACAACCCCTTATTTCCTGTACGGCGGTGATGAAGCATATACATCTGTTCCGGCTAAGGTAGAACCCATACCGGAGAAGATAATGGGTCGTAATGGCATTAAATTTGGTATGAGTGTAGTCGAGTTAACCAAATTAGGGTACAAAAAAGCTGGTGGAAACTGGATATATAAATTCTATATGAACTCAGGTGTGTATGATTTGTATAATATCAGTACCGGTGAAGCGTTTAGGGCAAAACCGGATCTTGGAGTTAAGATAAGTTCCAGTGCATTCATCCGCTCTTTATCTCAATCTGGTAGAAAAATACAAAATATGATGAGTAATATGAGCCAGGAAGAGATAGATAGGAATAAGAATCTCGTAGAAGGTTCTGATAATTCGGATTCGATAAATGAGTTAAATAAGGAGTGTTGAGTATGAGAAGGAGATACGAAGATATTTCAGGTCTTGTTCAGTACCAGTTGAAGACCAATCAGCAGGGGAATATAGAGGTTTATGTTGATGACAGGTTTGTTGGAAACGTAAGTGAAGGAGTCTGTAATTGGAAGGATATTGAATACAAGAGTAAGGTTACTATATCTTTGAAAGGAGTCGAGAATAAGGCTAAAACTTCAAGTAAACGAGTCGGTCCCTATTGTCACATTAGTAGCATATTTGGAGGAAATGAATCTTATCATGCAGGTCCGGATAGTAATATAAAAAAGAGTCCGGTTACTACCTTTATAATGTATTGCTATAAAAATGGGGATATTACAACTACCACCACTTATACTAAAAATTTATCTGGGATTCTTCAGATAGGTAAAACACAATTGACTATCAATTACAAACAAAGTAAAAGTCAGTCTTTTTCCGGTGGTTCTGGAGATTATGCAACATCCGTATCTGATTTCCCTTTTTGTTACTGGTCCAGGAAATGATAGCGTTGAGTTCGAAGGAGAGGGAAGATTAATAGTTGAGACAGAGGCTTCACATTATGAAATAGAAGTTTCATAATTTCTATTTTTATAATATCTTTGTCTAAAATATTTATCGTTATGGGATTAAAATGTCAGATAGAAAAGAAGGAAAATAAAATAGAACGGGTTGAGGCTCCTAACGGTGAGCCTTCCGTTCTTTACGAAAGTGCCTTAAAATTATTAGGAAACAGCGAGCGAGCTCTTCAAGTATGGGCTAAGGCTTACACCTCTGATTTTTTGTCGTATTATGGTCATTGGAATAACCCGGCTCCAGGGGAGATGTTTAATACCGATCCTAATGGCGAACCTCTTTTAGAAGATGTGCTGTCGTATATGAAGCGTCAGGCTTATTTTTCCGATCCCTTAACGGCTCAGGATGTTAAGGATGTAAGAGATGCTATGATATCCGATTCCATATATAGCATACGATCTCTTATTAATAGAGTTAGAAGCTCTTTTTATGTGGATGGCAATCTTATCCTAAATGAAGAAAATCTAAGGAGATCCGGCTTGTATAATGAGACGGAAATAAGTAGGATATTAGATAATCCTTCTGTACTCAATGAGGTCAGCTCTTTTATGAGGCTATTATTAGACTATTCCAATAACGAACACGATCTTGGGAAAGAGTCTTACTTCACGACCGTAGAAAAACCATACGGTCCTGTTGTGTATAAAAATGGCGTCTTCAATAAATTAGGAAAGAGAGCATCATACAATCCGGCTGAAGTTTATGAGGCTATAAAAAATACAGTAGGAGGTATTAGTGTTGCTTCAGAGTTTGATTCTGCTTTCGGATCTTTATCTGATTCATATCCGGAGTTAGTTGAAAGATATCAGTCGGATAAGAGTTTTGCCTTGTCGCTGTTCAACGAATTTTCGAATATGAACATCGTTCCGGTTGTAACTTTAGAAGATAATAATATCGTAGAAGGGAAAAGGCGGTCATTGTCAAAGTTGCAAGATTATGCTTATTACAGCCCTATTGGATCTGAGTCATTACGAGCTCGTATATCAGCCTTTCTAAACAGGGTTAATGCTGATACAGAAGAAGACCTTAGAAGTATGATATGGGACGTAGAAGAGGCTTGTGTAGGTCTTGGTATAGATATCGTAGGCGTGTCTAAGGCGTATGACGGAACAGAAGAATCGCTGAATAAAATTGATAGCTTGATGTTGGATCTTGATATTTATGTAGCAAGGCACAACGATGACACTTATGCTCCTACCTTAGCTTCTGCTATTGATGACGTTCTTGGAGATAGCAGGGATCGCCGTGTTATGTTTTTGCCAGAGTATATGGATAATATGAATATCGTTTATATGGAATCTGACATAGATCCGGTATCGGCATTTGAAAATCATTCTCTGCTTTATCTTGGTGGAAACCTATATCATAAGGTAGAAAGAGATAATTTAGGTGATTTGTACGATATGGCTGCCGAGCTTGCCAAGCAGAGCCTAACTTATTTCCCACCTGGTATCTATCCTGAATATTGTTTTAAAGATGGTGTTTTAGATAAGCTCCGCGTGAAAAACGTAGATAGTAAGGCCCTTGCTGATTCTATTAAAAAATACGTCCTGTCTTATACCGATTCTCAGAATACGGAAGAGATGAATGCTACCAGATTGGCGTTTGGTCATCTTGTTATTCCTGAAAGTCCGTATGTTAATGAAGAACGGGAGTTTAGCCGATACATAAACAGAAAGCAGGACAAAGAGAATCCTTTACTCTTATTCGATTTATACCAATCTTATCTTGAAAATAAGCTTCATAATACGGAAGTGTATGAAGGGGCATACAAGTATCTTGACTTTAAACCAGATTATTTGCTGGGTCTTACCGTTTCAGATCCGGATACGTTAAAACAAATTGAACTATCTTTGGCAGGTAATGATCGTGAACAGCTATTTGAGTATAGCATGAGCAGTACCGATCCTTCTTTTACAGATCTGTTCTATTTGGATTATTATGATATGTTATATGCCGGTTCTGATTTCTATCACGATCTTTTCACAAAGCATCCTAATCTCTTAAATGAGGTTCGGGATCATAACATAACTAAGCAGGATGGTAATGTTATCGTAGAAGGGTTGTATAATAATTTTATCAGAATAGGGAACACAGTGTTCACTAAAGTCGGCGAAAGTAGTTCCGGCTCTATCTACCAAAATCTAACAGGAACCGAATCGGAGGTGAAATACGATTCTACCCAAAAGGTAAAGGCAGTAGAAACCGATTATGCTCCATACCAAAACAGATCTGGCCTGACGCAAGATATGATCGTAAGCAAGTCTGAATTGGATGATCTTAACAAATTAGAATGCAGGTAATTTTTGTACATATATATAGTTTTTTCATAGTTGTAATTTGGGAAGTGAGGCTTGTGAAAGTCTCACTTTTCTCATATATGTACGTATATCAATAACATACAAGAAAAGTTAGATTTTCATTGTTTATGAATTATTTTTATTAAGTTTGCAATATTAGTTTCAGGAAGGGATTATGGAAATAAGGAAAAAGTAAGAACCGAACGTAACTAATAACAGTAGGAAATGAGAATCAGTACCATCAAACGTAACAACAGCATTCATCTTATGTATAAAAACATTATGAATGATTTAGGTCAATTAAGAACTGTAGCTTCAAAATCCTATATTTATAATCTGATACAAAATCAAACCGGATTAAGTATCAGAACTATATCCCATGTCTTGAATCACACAAAAGAACAGGATACAGATTCTTTGTGAAAGGCATACATTTTCCTACATTTGTGTGTTCTTTAGTTTTTAGATTTAAGTTTTTCATGGTATTAGTTTAGATTAGTGTAGATCAGGGTTCGCAGTGATGCGGGCCCTGGTTTGTTTTAAAAAGTATTAAAATATTTGTTATTTAAAATCCTGTTCCTATCTTTGTTCCAGAAACAATGAACAACGAGATCCCACCTCTGGTTGTTTGATGTTGAAAGATATTTTTGGCTCATTAGGGTTTGTCATAGTGGGATCTGACATTCTCTTTTGGGCCTATTTTTTTTTATTATGGATAATACTTGTATTCCTTTTGTGTTAATAAACGACAGAAAAATGATTGACGCAAAACATGTTCATAAATTGTTAGAATGTAAGTATGATTTTAAATATTGGATTAAGGATGTAATATCATCTTTTAATTTTAAGGATGGAATAGATTATATATCATATAGATATGATAATAATGGAGAACAAATAATAGATAATAATAGTCATGTATTTAGGCATGACTATTATTTATTCCCCAAATCGATTCTGTGTATCATCTATATGAAGTGTGATAGATCTTTATTTAAAGATTTTATTTATGATATATTTGATTGTTGTAATATTAAAAATGACGATCGGGTATTAGATATAATACATAGATCTATCGATAGGTATAATAAAAAATGTATAAAATATTTTACATATATAATAAGAAATAATAATAATGGTTTTTATAAAATAGGTAAAAGCTCTGATGTAAAAAGAAGGCTATCTGGGTTGTCTATTGTAGAAGATAACTTAACATTAATAGCTTATGTGAATAAAGATATAGAGAGCGAGCTTCATGCAAGATTTGATATCAAAGGGATATACAGAGAATGGTTCAACTTATCAGATTGCGATTTGAATGATATAATTGATAAATATAAATTCAAGTTGTGTGACATGGCTTGAATTTTATTACAATAAAAAGTGATTAAGAGATGAGTCTATGGTGATATTTACTCATCTCTTCTTATTTTTCTGAAAATACTTCTCTTCTATAGGAAATAAACACACCCATATTCCACCCTGCAATCATGATCTTTGTTACGTGCTTCATGCACATATGTTTAACAATTAAATACTATAAAATTATGGGTGGTGATAAAATCGTCCTTTTAGATGGAGCCGGGGCTAACGGTGGTGGTGCAGCCACTAACGGTCTTCTTTCAATGATTCCCGGCATGTTTGCTAATTTGATAGGTGGTAATAAAATGGATCCGAATCTGGTGGCGGCTTTGATGAACGGTCGTAACAACCAGGACGGTTTCGGTGGGGCTAACGGTTGGTGGCTCTGGATAATTGTTTTGTTCTGGCTGTGGGGTGGACGCGGCTTCGGTAACGGTTTTGGAAATGGCGGTGATTGTTGCGCCAATGGTTTGCCGGCTCAGTTGAATAACGATTACGGTCGTGAACTTTTGATGCAGGCAATTCAAGGTAATCGTAGCGCCATAGATCAGATTGCTTCTGCTTTGAACTGTTCTACTACTCAACTTCAGAACGCTATCTGCAACGTACAGGGTGCCATTGATAAAGTAGCTGGTCAGGTAGGTATGACTTCTCAGGCTGTTATCAACGCAGTTCAACAACAAGGTTGTGAAATAGGAAATCAAATCAGCTCTTGCTGCTGCAATCTGAGTTCGTTGATCAATCAAAGCACTTGCCAGACTCAGGGAATGATTACTCAGCAAGGTTTTGATAACCAGCTTCGCACGTTGGAACAAACCAATATCTTGCAGAACGGTCTCAACCAAGGTCTGGCTAACAATCGTGAGCAAGCTACAAGCCAATTCAATATCTTGTCTGTGAAACTTGACGCCCAAACCGTTATGATCAACGACAAATTCTGTCAGTTGGAAATGAGGGAGATGCAGAACACTATTGCTCAACTTCGTGAAGAAAAAGCGGCTTTGACAGCTTCGGCATTATCTCAGCAACAAACCCAGAATATCGTTGGTCAATTACGCCCGACGGCCGTCCCGGCCTACCCCTCTTGTTCTCCTTACCAGGCTTATACTTGGGGACAGGTATTCGGAGGAGGTTGCTGCAATAACGGATGTGGATGTAACAACGGATGTTGCAATAGCAACGCTGCTGTCTGATTTTATTAAGAGAGGAGGCTAATATGGCTTGTGTTTCTAAAATAGGATCGTTGTATGAGATGGTTACGAAGAATGTTATTGTCAGTACGACAAATACAGTCTTCGGTATTAACCCACGGGCTTGGATCGCCCTTCCGTGTGAGGGTCTTATCCTTCTTAAAATAAGGCAAGTAGTCCCCACAGCCGGAAGTGCTCTACCGGTACAGATTGCGGTCCCGGCAAACAGCACAGTTTCAACAGTAGGATCCGACACCTGTTGCCCGGTTACGGGAGTGAATGTCGTGAACCCTATTAACGTAGCTGTCACGGGTGCTGCTATGGTAAATGGCACAGAACGCCTTCTGTACTTCAATAAAGTTCGTGGCGTGTTAAGATTAAATGTATATTACTTTACGCTTTTAGTGTAAAGTGGTATATAATCACCTAATGGTCGTATGCAAAGCGGTCATATTATAATAGATGGAATTGGTCTGTTTAAACAAATAATTCATGAAAGGTAAAAAAGTTGATATTCGTTTAGGCAGAGGTCTGGCGAATCAGATTAAGATAAACAAAACCATCCCAGTGTCTCATAAACCAAAAGAAGAACGTCGAATGATGTTTGTTTGTGGTGATGATATTGCTTCTCTTATAAAGCGGTTTGAAAATGAATCAAAGTAATATAAAGTCGGACATGTGTCTTGTCCGACTTTTTTTATATATTTGTGGCATGGCAAGAGGTTATTATTGGATACCACAAACAGATGAAACGTTAAATGGCAGAAGCTATTACGTGGCTAAGATAGTAGGAGATATCACGTTTGATACTAAACGAAAAAGAATCGTATTTCAAGCTGATAGGTATTTCCCTGTAGGATCTGTTTTCCATTTTACGCACAATTGCTTCAATTATATTATAACTTGCCGACTTCGTAAGCCGGGGCTTTGGTTTGAAGCCAGGAGAGGGGATTCGGGCCCTATTTGCCCTGAAGATATTGAGCGCTTTGAATCGGGAAGGTTTATACACCGAGATGGGTACATGCATTACATATAAGCTGAACTTGACGATTTTTCGTCAGATTATAATTTTTTTTCATATTATTTTTAAGCAATCGGACTGAGAAGTTAGATTGCTTTATTTTTTATGATATGCTTGATTTTTAACTACCTTTGTCTCATAACAAAAATGTTTTACTATGACATCAACGTGTATTATTAAAAGAGATAATAAAAAGAAAGTTGTTTCTGTCTCTACCAGATCAGGGGGCAGGTCTATGTTGTTTGATAAAATAGCATCTATTCCTCTTATGGAGAACAGAGAACGGGCTACTACTGTTTTTAAAACCGTATTTTCTAATAAGTTCTTAAAGGCTTTTGGCGACTGGAGAAAGAGAGTGCCTATCAACAAACCGGCTTATAATAAGGTAAAATCCAACATCGATCTTATTCCGGAAGCCTATAGAGAAAGGGTGCTGGATAAGGCTTCTAAGATGAGTAACCCTGTTCTTGTGTCAAAATCAGATGCACCTTATGAAATCCAAGAATCGGGCTTTGGATTCTACAGCCAAAATCTGGGTGATAATATTATGTTGGTGGATGCTATGGTTCCTTCAAGTATTTCCGTGCCGGAAGGACCTGGAATAGACGCCGGGCAGTATCTACAAGATGCTATATCTTCGGACTTCACTCCCGTATCTATGGTACAGGATAAGGGTGTTAATTATATGGTTATAAAAGACGGTCTTAAGATATTTAGCCCAGAAGAGCTACCAGAAACAGATTCTAATCCTGTGGGTGTAACGTATCATACTGGAGAGCCTCGTTTGTTTTTCATGAACGATCGTAGTCAATTATTTGAAGATTACGGAGAAGCTCTTCGCTCTGGCGGGAATGATATTAGAATAGGATTCTTATCAGGAACCGTTCAAGAATCTACCGTGGATGGCGTGGCAGACATTACTTACAAAGCTGGAAAGTATGTTCTTAATAATCCCAAGTCTTTTATACCGGTCATGACCGCTTCTGCTTCTACTTCTTTATCAACGAAAGGCGGGATAATTAACTACCTTATAAAGAAAGGTCTTTTGTCAGGATCTAAGATATTCGATTCTGAAACAAGAAGCTATTATCTTACAGGAGAAGGTTATACAGGACAAATTAGACTTTTCAATTCAGCCTTATCCTACACTGAGCTCCGTAATCATTTTGGTTCCGATGTTTCCATGAACGACCAAGGTATGATAACCATAAGCTCGTTGGATAACAGTAAGGTAACGATGAGACTCGCCACCGGAGGAACGGAAAGGGTTAGCAAAGAGCAGATAAAGAACGATCTTAAGTCGGGAAGATACAATGAATTGGACGCCAAGTACGATCATTTTGATGCGCTTGTAGTTTCATTCATATTAGAAGACAACGATCTTTACGCTGATACTAAAGCTAAGATCGTATCAGATTATAGCAGGCAGGAACGTGATCAACGAAATTCTATTGTCGAGATACTGAAAACGCTTGGCGTTAGTGTCATAGGTATGACCGACTATATAGAGAAGTACCAAACCAAATACGGGCACGAACCTTCTGCTAAGGCATTGGCGGATATTGCTAATAACGTAATAGCAGTTGGTGAAGATGCTACTTTATCTGATTTAGTAGAAGAAACAGCCCACTTCCTTGTAGAGGCATACAGAGATCAGAATGCTGTTGAGGCTGTTCTGCAAGATGTGGAAGGTACGGAAGAGTGGAACCAGTATGCAGGTCAGTATTATAATACATACGGTAAAGCGTATGAAGGAGCTGAGCTTGATAATGCTGTTAGGAGAGAAATTCTTGGAAAGATCCTCGCCAGGGAGATGCAGACCGGCACAGCACAGGCGCCGGTAGAGCCCACCTCCTTCCTGGGGCGCGTCCGGCGGCTTTTCTCTGGAATAGTAAGCTGGCTTAAATCAGCTTTATCAACCCAAAGACAAGATTTGAATAACGTTATTAAAAACATTCGTGATCTTGCCATTACTGACATAGATAAAGGATTTGACACCTCTCTGTTAAAGGATAATGACTTTACATTATACTCCCTTTCTTCTATGAACAAGAACAAGTTTCTTGAGTCTAAGATCCTGGCATTAAGGAAAACATTAAGAGACTTACGTCAGATAAGCTCTGATAGGGCTGTAACTACGTCTATGACCCTTGCGCAGCTTAAGACCATAGAAGATAAGATAAATAAAGTAGAGACCGAAATAGACAAGAATGAGATGGCGGCTGCCATGAACAGCATGATCTCTACAGCCGAAGCTCAGGTCAGATACTTAAGCAATGTGGTGAACACCATCCTTCATGGTGATACCAAAGACGGCAAGCTTCACTTCAATACCAATGATCGAAAGAACGTAGATATTATCAACAATCAGGTTCTTCCGATCATGAACGATCTTCGAGGATATATCCGTAACAGAAGTACCGAATTTGATGAACGTGAAAAGCAGGATTATACAAATAGGATCAATACCGTCATTGCCGACATCAATGGTATTCAGTCTGATATTAAATCAGTACAAGACCTTGATGAAAGTACGTTGCTTGATAAGTTAATGAACGAACTTCATGTGCCGGCAGATAAGGTAAAGAGAGTAAAAGAATTTTTCGACAAGGTTCAACACGATGTTTCTTGGATAAGTAGGTGGTTTGGTATATTAGAGCATTCTTCCAGTCCGTTCAATAACGCTCTTGGAGCTATGATTGCCAAAGACAATTACAATGCGATGGTGAATGCCCAGCCCGCCATATCCGACTTCCTGGCATATGCTAAAAAGCATGGTTTTAACAAATCTGAATTTGAAAAACTGCTTCAGAAAGTAGACGGCAAAACTTCTAATTACCTTCGTAGTGCTCTTGATATGGCTAAATACGATCGTAATAAGAAGCTGGCGCAGATGCGAGCGTTTGCGACTGCCATGAACATAGAGGTATCAGAAGAAGAAATTGGTGATGTGGTTGACAATAACCGTAATTACGTATTTAAAAGAGAAGTAGTTGACAAGGATGGAAATACGGTTACTGAAAACGCTAAATTCAAACCATCGTCTGATAGAGTTAATACCGATATTTTTACCATCGAGCAGGAAAAGATTTATACAGAACAGATGGAAAAGTGGGATGCTGAAAATTCGGAACTGGAATTTAGCGAAAGTTATGCCACAAGAATGGAATCCATATACAAAAAGGCTGAAGAAGAATTAGGGTATCCGGTTTCTCAAACAACCAAAGAATACCTTAATGCCTTATCCCGGCAAAAACGGATATTGAGGCAGCCTTTTATTGATAGCGGTGGTAATTTTGATGAGGTTGCCTACTATAAGAGTAGTAACTACGAAGAAGAAGGGCTGCTTCGTAAACAACGTAAGGAGGCAGCTTCGGAATACATATATGTAGGAACCAGGAGAGTGGAAAAAACCGGCGACCAACTTAAGATGGCCAAAGAAATACAAGCCATAAATGAAGTTTGGAGAAAAGAATCAAATAATGCCACTAATGCCGTATCAGAATCGTTTTTGCAAAAATTAAGAACGATTCAGAGCGAGTCTGGAGGAGAAGCTGCGCTGAAGACGCTTATGTTGGGGGGTCACCTGTCATTCAACGATCGGTTTTGGAATGACGTAGAATCGGAACAGTCGGCGCGTACCGAATCAAATAACAAGGCTTCGTATCTTAAAATGGCGCATGATATCATTAGTTCTACGACAAGTGATAGAGATGCGACTGACGTGGACTCGATTGTAAAAGATATAGAAAAAAATAAGGCCATTATCAAGGAAATAATCGGAAACAATCGCGATGTGGCTGATATCGGAGAAATCAATGAAGCGACATTTACCTCATCTGAAAGAGATGCTTTTAGGGCCGCATCTGAAGCTATTGAAGCCGATTACGCTATTTTGATAGATTATGCTAAGATGGTGGGTCTTGAAGATATTGATAAGTACCTTACTAAAAGCAGTAAGGCTGAAAACGAAGTAAATCAGTCTTATTTAAATGCTCTTGCTGACTCTAAGGAAATTGAATGGCAGTTTGCACAGCGTCATACTACTGCCAAAAAAGCCAAAAGGATTCAGGCTCTTAGAGATAAGTTATTCATGGCTCAAGATAACAGGTATATGTTTACCGTCTCTGAAACCAACTACTTGTCAGAAAAATTGGGAATAGATAAAAAGCTAGATCGTAGAGATTTTAAGAATGCGGTTAGAGCCAAGATGTCTGACATATTTGGACACGATAACGGAGTAGCTGAAGTGAACGATATCGTTAATGAATTTGCCAGGAGCCAGGTCTTTTCGTACTATAAACGCATGGCGCCTACCGGATATGCGGCTATGATCGACAAAATCGGTCGAGGTGAGATAGATGTGGCGCAGATGGTTAAGGACGTACAAAACGGTACATCCACCCAAGATTATGGCATGGACATATCGTACCTGTCTTTCGATCCTGCAAGGGCATGGGTGGCTGAATCTGAAGCCGAAAATAGCGGCCGTAATCCTGATTATGTAAAAGATCATGGGTATGGTCATCGCATGCCTAAGAAAAGCCTGTATCGTGATGAATCGTATTTCAATGACTTTGGTATCAAGTATGATGCTGACGGTAATGAGGTTGCTACTAAAAACGTAGAGCAGTGGAATATGATTCAAAAACTCAAGGAAATAAAAAGACAATCCCTTGATCTATACAAAGAGCAGAGTCCCAATTTGTATGCTATTCCACAGATATCAAAACAAGACATAGAACGTATGGAAGGATTGGGTATTAACTTCAAAAATACGGTTCGTAATTTCGTATCAGATCTGTGCCTGGACAGAGTAGACGATTCTCTATATGGTAAGACCAGGCAAGGGGAAGTATATGATCCGGAAGACAGACTTAGGTCTATACCTAAATACTACATATATGAGTTGGAGAACCAAGATGATGTATCTCACGATTTTGGCTACTCTTATTCGATGCTTATGATGCAGTCATCGTTATACAACGAAAAGCAGAAATCTATAGAGCTTGCCCAAGGACTGGAGCAGATGTTGCTGAATAAGCAATTTGAAGGCGGTAAGAAAGCTGAAGCGACTCAAGCATATCAGATGTTTAGAGACTTCTTCAACGATCATTATTATGGCATTAGGATGAACACCAAAAAACTTACGGTGAACATCGGAGGATATACGGTAGACCTTACAAGAATTATGATGGCTGTTGAAAGGTTTATGTCGGTCATGAACTTGGCACTGTCTCCGTTTGTGGCAGCTACCGGCGCCCTTACCGGCCATATCAACCTCATCATGGAATCAGCCGTAGGACAGTATATAAGCAAAGACTCCCTTAAATACGCATCGGCTGAGTTTTCACGCCTTGCGCCATCTTGTATAGCAGAAACCGGAGACATAGATAGGAAAAGCAAATTATATGTCATAGGTGAGAGAATGGGTATTTTCAACATACGAAACAGAATGTATGGTGCCGGATACAATAGAGTGGCCAGGACCTTAATGCGTTCGCCTATGTATGCTTTTATGGAAATCCTGAACTACCCTCTTGATCCGCAGGTTATGATTGCTACTATGGACAATGTTCGTTATTACAAAGGCCGGTTCTACACGTTCCAAGATTTCAAGATGGAAAAAGAACGCAATAAAGAACAGAGTACCATAAAAAGAGAATGGAACGCATTAAAAGATCGTACTTTATGGAGTATGGTAGACGTCGTGGATGGGAAGGTGGTTGTAAAGCCAGGATCGGGTGTTACTGTTGAGGAAGTAGAAACCCAGATGGCTATAACCAGAAATCAAGTTCGTAGCTTGTCGCAGATATGCAACGGATCTTTGAATGAAGAAAACCGAACTGCCGCATCGCGCAACTGGATAGCCAGGTTCATGACCGCCCACCGAGGATGGTTGGTGCTGTCGGCTCAACGTCTGTGGAAAAGACGTGGCTTCAATTTCCAGACAATGCAAGAAGAGGAAGGGTTGTCAATTACGTTAAAGAATATGATAGCCAAAACATTTAGCCTGGCTTCCGAGTCTGGTATGAAAAACATCATAGATGCCTGGAATGAAAATAAAGACAATATGAATGAGGTAGAAAAAACCAATCTCAAACGTCTCAGTGTCTATGCCGGCACGTTCCTTATCATGCAGGCCGTATCTATGCTTCTTGCCGGATGGCGTGATGATGATGAAAACGAAGAAAGTTGGCTTACTCAATTTGGATCCTATGTCGGATTCAGAACCATAAACGAAATAGCTTCACAGATGCCGTTTATTATGGAGCTTAACGTGGTAGATATCATTAACGATCCGTTTGTTATGGGGCGAAAACTGAAGGATCTTACCGATCTTAGGAATTATTCACTTGATAAAGTAACATCCGGTACATACAAGGGAGAGTCTAAGTTATTTAGGCAACTCGCCAAACAGACGTTTATCAAACAATGGTATAATATCAAGACGCCGGAAGACGTAGCGCGCGCCTATAATTGGTGGCAGCAGACGAACAACAAGTCAATGATGTTCTTCATCGGCGCTACCCCTGATTCGGAAGGGGACGATGATGTTAGCTACAAGTAGACGAAGAATATCGGACTTGCATTGTTTTTGTATGATTCCAATATGTTATATTAGCATCGTCAAGGAGTAGATTGTACGTTTTTTGTTCTTACTTGAAAGATTATGTAGGTTTAATTTTTTCTGAAATTGTTTTCTTACCGGTTCTCAGTCAGAGATGATAGGGAACCGGCTTCTTTTATGTCGTCAATTATTGCTATCTTGCAAACAAAAAATCATGAGACGAAGATTTCAAATAGGGATGGGGGTAAATCCCTCGCTTATAATCAATAAAGGCATATACATCCAACATGTAGATGGAGGATTATATACAAAAGAAAATTGGTCTAATAAAGGATATTCCAATGATCTATGCAATGGAATAGCTCTTGTAGATAAAGTGTGTTTTGTTATAGCCACCGAATATATTGGCACATTTCGTTGGGGTAAGGATGGAGTAATAGACAATGCATTTGCACAAAATAGTTCTTATATGGAAACCGTTAAAAAGGATTATTGGGGGCGTGAAAATCAGAATGCGTATCTTGAATATGATACCAGTAATGGAAATTACGCTTTTAATAAAGCTAATAGCTATTTATTTAAAAATGGTCAAAATGGATATGTAGGTGGCGCCGGAGGGTTTTTTTTGATATCATTGTATGCGAATGAAATAAACGAATGCCTTTTAATGGTAGGAGGTACGATAATAAGTAATAAAATGTGGACATCCACTCAATCTACACAATTTACCTATTCGTGGTATTATGATATAAACATCCAAGGAGATCATTTGAGTACAAGTACAAGGAGTAATCCACGTTATGTCCGTCCTTTTACTGAATTAATTTTATGAAATTATGAGAAGAAGATATCAAAATAATGCTAAACTATATGAGTATAAGATAGTTAGTAACTGTATAGGGGGGGGGTGTTATGTAAATAATGAACTTATCGGAACCGTCCCTGATGGTGGTGAGCTTATATACCAATCTTCTAAAAAACGGTTGGATACTGTGTATATTCGAGGAGGTGTTCCAATGGAAGATAGGCAAGAGATCGATAGTCAGGTTGATACGACAAAGGAATTGCTTGAACGGGATTCGGTGGTTCTTACTATTGCTTTAACAACCTCTCCTCATTATGGATTTAGAGTAAGTGTAATAGCTCCTGATGAGTTTACGCTAAGAACAACCAATAGGATTAATAGAACCCTTTTAATAACAAGCTTTACTCCACCTGCTGCTATATACGGTGTAAACTTTGGTGATCCTATTGTCCTTAATTATGATAGTTACCAACATAAGATGCCAGATTTTGTAATTGATGGACCTCATGATAGAATAGTTAGGGCAGATCCTAATCTTGCTTGGGCTGTAAGCTGTGCAGATGCCGACTTTACACCTTTGCCATATCCAGAATCATGGTTTGGCCAAGGTTTAAATTCTGTGTTCTTACCAGAAATGACACATCCTGCTCCTGGTGATCACCATGTATCATATACAGCTTATATTTATTTGGACTTGATAGATGATGGCGGAAGTAAAGTTCATACTGAATATCTGATATTAAAAAAAACACTTAATTTTACGATATGACAACAATCCCCAACCGTACGCCTATTGTATGGTTGGGGATTGTTGTAGTTACCATCTTTTCTTGTATAAGCAGAACATGAAATAAGTTTCTAAGCATTAACTTCATGACCTTCCCTATCTGTGAAAACCAAACCAACACCTTCTATGATATGTCCTACTACAGGAGCTTTGTCAAATTCCTCCTTCGTAGCCCAAGTAGCATTATCAGGCATCAGATCCTTAAATGCATCCGAAACATCACCTTGGCACCAGCAGTTATTTGATGTAACAATACCCTTCCCTTCGATATTGATATACATTTTTCTTCCACCACATCCAAGGCTATTCCATCCTCTTGGCACGTTTTCCACCATAGGCTTAAGCACCCAGCTTACACCGTCTATCCTAACCCATCCAGGATCGCCTTTGTGCTTGTCGTACAAGTTTTGCCAAAAAGAGCATTCGTAGCACCATCCCCTGTCTTCCATGACAGTTCTTATCTCACTCCTTTCAAATCCATCTGCATCCATCGTGTGCGGAGAATGAGGCTGGTGAGGGGTGCCACATTTTGGACATACGAGTTTTAAATTATTTTCCATATTATTTCACTTTTACGATCTTTAACAAAGCCCCTGCTTTTAAGCAGGGGATCAATGATTCTTTTATTCATATATGTATTTTTTTTAATAAATATACTTCGGAAGGGCATTTCCGAATTGGAGAGCAAAAGTAATTCCAGCGATAGTAATGTCGGGAATTATCGGATTCTGCACTACACCAATATGGATATTTTATAGGCCATTTGACTGGACGGTAGTCGTTGTCGCAGTCGGATTTTTTAATGTAAAATCTTGCTCTAATCATATCGTTATTAATTTAATAATTTTTCTATTTTAATTGATTTTGATGATAGATACATATTCCATGTTCCTCTGCCTCTATCACCTTTTTCGTTTTGTTTTTGGATTGTCAAGTACAGATCTCCGTCTTCACATACTTCAACTTTTTTCAAGAAGCCTATCATTTCATCTCCTGCTTCGTGTAAAATACGGATCTTATCTCCTTCTTTTAACCCATAATTGGAATCAAAGTATTCTTTTTTGATTCTATCAATATTGTCTTTATGGTTTTTTATAGCATAAAGCTCTTTTCTTAATAAATAATTTAGTTGTTCTATTGTCATTTCTTTTCCTCCTTATTTAATGGCATTAACCCTTTTCCGTGCTTGTCATACCACAGCATAGCTATGCAGTTCCATGCACATTGTGCAAGATGAAAACATCCTGTATCGGAATCCACTCTTTCCCCTTTCATGTATTCCATTAGGTGTCGAAACATCGCAGCACGGTACCGTTCAATGCCATTGTCAAGATTCTGCCAAGTATTAGGACCGTACTTTTTGGCTCCGGCATGATAGACTTTTACAATGTCCTCAATTTCTTCCATCGGAAGCAAATCCCATCGTAGTTTATCGTCAATGATGTCATTTTTCACCGATTTGTTTTCTCTGGATACTTTGACAGGAATAATACCCATAATGTCCGTTCCTACGATAAACGTCTCTCCATTGCAACAAACCTCCGCATATTCATCATCTACCTCTATGTCTGATACTGCCTCCACTATAGCTCCTCTGGCTATTTCTAATTCGGAACTGATTACATCACTTTCCAACATGCGAAAAATAGATCCTTTTGGATAAAGGATGTTTTTAGTATTATTGTCCATCTTTTCCATTGTTTTATCGTTGTTTTAATCGCTTGATATAATAATATAATCCATCATTCTCCTGTAAAGCGGTCAAATTCTTCTCCGCTCATGACAATGCGGTTAATGATAATTATGCCGTTATCGCTATAATCATCATCTTTAATTCCCATATCATCAAGCTCTTTCTTTAAGTCTTCAAATGTGGGACCTTTCTTGTCTTTAGAAAATAAAGTAGCATGTGCAACCTTTCCGTTGTTTAGTTTTACTCTCACGGTATAGAGATATCCTTTTTCTTCTTCATCCTTTTTATTGATACCATCAAGGATGCTATTTATCATATCCTTGTCCTTACGTGATAGGTTGGATATGGCTATTCTTCCCTTTAATCTAAATATTTCATTTTCGTTCATGACTTTCTGTTTTTATTGTTTTCAAAATATTGTCTTACGGCTTCTATGGCTTTATCATCATCAAAAGCTTCTTCAAACTCCGTGTAGAACCTATCTCGCTCCATGCAGAAAGTGTTTTTCCCTTCCGGTATAGGACGGAACACAACCACCCTCTCTTTGTCGTGATTGGTTCCTATTATGTTATTGTCTAAGATAATAGAATACCTTCTTGAACTTTTGTTGATAACAACATCATGTTGAAGACCATACAATTTAAGTATTTTCCTTAATTCATTTGTTTCCATTATTTGAAGATTTTATATTTTTAGAAGATACTGCTCCCGATCCCCACTTTTTCTTATATATAGTCCCCATCATGTTTATTAAATCGGAAAAAGAAGATATGGTTCCCATTTCTATGCAAAATGCAAGATTGGATTGAAGCATTTCAAGTTCTTTTAACTGATCTTGAGTTGCTCTGTTATCTAAAACATATTTATGTTTATTGAATACAATCCAGTTTAATTTATCAGCCATTTCTATGTAATCAACATCTTCAAATTTTGATACAGACCTTGAAAGAGTATTGTATTTATCTCCTATCTCTATTCTATCCAAAATAAGTTTATCATTTAACCATCCAGTAACTTCTGCATACAGCATAGGATTTAATTCTATAGCGACTAATACCCATATGTAGGGATCACACATAACATTCCTGTTTGTTCCTCTTCCTGTAGTCTTATAGGCATTATACCACTTCATTACTTTTATCAAAGAGTTGTTTTCCACTATATCCATAAACTCTTTCAAGGTTTCACTTTTTATGTATTTCTGTTTTTTAAGAATATAAAATATCCTTTCTGCACTCTCCTTGTTCGAAAGAATATTTTCTATTCTCTTATCATTCCACCCCATCTCTACTCTTTTTCTTGTATATGCCTCTTGTAATCCAGTTAATGACATAAAGGAAGTTTTAATGTCTTGTCTGATTACCACTCCATACAATAACCTGTCTTTAGAAATCATACCTTTTAAATTATTTAATAAAATACGCTTGTATTAAAATTACACGACGTAAAAATATAGATTGTGTAACTTTAATACAAGCGTATTGTGTTAAATTTTACTTATAGTGTTTTTATGGACTCACATTATTCCTACCAAATTTACTTTTATAGAACCATTTATGGTTTTAATGCTCCCATCTATGGTCGAAATCACATCATCTATATCATTTATAATACTTTCCATGTCATCAACCACCTCCTCCATATCAGTTACAGCCTGATCTGATTCCCAATATCTTTCTGAGTCTTGTAACGATTCCGGTATATTATCTCTCGCCTCAGTCTCTTCGTCTAAAATCATATCAACATCATCTTTGGCTGAATTTATGTTGTGCTTCAACTCCGACAACTTTGATTTGATGTATTCAAAATCTGTTTTATACTTATTTACATTGTTAATAACATCCGATATTTTTTTTCTTCTCTTGTTGTTCATGCCTTTATCCTATTATAATATTCGATAATCTTTTCTTTCCTATCTCCTGGTTTTACTGCCATATTCTCAGCCAAGAACCTAAAATACGACACCGGTATGTCCTTGAATCTAATTCCTTCATATTTTCCAAACCACATTATTATACTGTCAAGATCGTCTTCTCTCCTACCATCTCCATTCACAGATTTAAGCGAGGCTGCCCGACGAAGGATCTCGTCTTTGGTAATAATATCACCCATCCTTATATTAGACAGAAGTTGATCGCCGGCAAACATACACCAGCCCTTAGAAGGGAATTGCTCAATTGTCAGGTCTTCTATCCGACCGAAACGCCTCATGTTGTCGCAGCAATCAACTATCAGCGCCTCTTTCTTGTCAGGATGGATGCGGACGGCGCGGCCTAATATTTGGTAATATGTTGAATATGAGAACGTTGGGCGACCAAACATCACGCAATCAAGTTCAGGAAAATCAAATCCGGTAGCAAGCGTTGAATAATTAAAAACCACCTTCAACTTACCTTCTTTAAAATCTGATATGATTTGCTCTCTTTTCTTTTTGGTTGTTAGCGATGTTACGACACCGGTTATGGCTCCCATCCTGGCATTCATGAACTCTGATATTCTATTACATGATTCGATAGAATCCATGCAAACCAAAATGGCTTTACGCTCGTTCATAAGTTGAAGAAGGCGCTTGTAGATAGAGTTGTTTAAGCCGTTTCGTACAATACTTTCTTTAATAGATTCGTTGGTGTATTCGGCTCCGGTACTGTTTAACATCAGAGCCGATTCATCAAACGACCATCGTTCGTACTTAAGTGGACACCAAAAACCTTGAGAAGTTAGCTCTTGTATTTGTATTACATGAACTATTTTCTTGAAGAAGTTATGTTCGTCTTTCGTCAGCATATTAAGTTTGCTGTAGTTTCCTTCCAGCATGGAGCTGTAGGTCCGGAGGCGGCAGGGCGTGGCGGTGAAGCCCAGCACCTTCGCCTCGGGAAACTCGCTCATAAACTCCATAAATTCAGAACCTTCCTCAGGGGAATACCCCGAGTGGCATTCGTCCACCAATAAGGTGTCTATCCCTATATCTTTCAACCTTGCTACGTCTTTCTTTATGCTTTTAAGTGTAGCATAAGTCATAGCCGATAATTCCTTTACGCCACATGAGGCAGAGTATATGGTAGGTTTAGCTCCAAATGATATGGCTTTCGCATAATTCTGTTCCAGAATCTCTTTTGATGGCTGCAATACTAACGTCGGTCTATTTATCTCATGCGCTATCTTGGATATCAGAAGGCTCTTACCTGCTCCGCATGGGGCCACTATTATGCCAGGCTTCTTAGATTTTCCTGTAAGAAACTTAAGCCCGGCATCTACGGCCTCTTTTTGGTAAGGTCTAAGTTCAAAGCCCATCGCAATCTATTTTACTGTTTTTTGAAAGTTCTATTATCGCCTCCTTTAGCATTTCTCTCGCTTTATTCTCATTATCTTCAAACAGACATACACTGCATGTAGCACCTTTGGAGGGGTAGTCTCTGTAGGCTTCTGCTCTTTCTACAACGTATTCACAACAATAGTCGTGACTCATGTCTTTTGCTATACTTATAAAATGATCTTCTCCATCCATCAACACGCAATATTCAGCATCGTTTTCACATGCAATAACACCTTTGTTTTTTAAAATGGATAGCACTTTATTTCCAAAAAGTCCAATATAGACCCATATATCTTTCCCTGCATTTTTGTAAAAAATATCCATCCCTTCTTTGATTGTGACTTTCTTTTCCATAACCCCTTATTTTATATCAGTAATTAAAATATATTTTTTAACAATATATTCAAGACTCTCAGAAGAACGTATATATAGTTTTTCTTCGTACTCATATAGAGCGTACCCTTCTTTTATGTCTAATATCTTAATCACATGCTTGCCTCTTTCAAATGGATCCTCAAAGTAGTTCTTATGTTCGTATCTTTGACCTACTTTGATTTTGTCAGTTTTCTTCTTCATCTTATAACGATCTACTGCTTCACCTGTTTTTATGAAAATTGTCGTGAGCAAGTATAATAAAACTAAATACAAAAGGATCGCTACTCCACATATTAGATCTTCTTTCATTGCACTCCCTTTAAGTAGTTAAACCAAATAGCCTCAAGTTTCTCCCGGAACTCAAACGCCTTTTTAAAATTTCCGCACCGTACCGCCACGTTCCTCATCTCTTCAAGATATATGACTTCCGGATCTTGCCGGTATTTTGTTCTTAATTTTTGAACGCCCTCGTATTTCATCGATTTATCTTTTTAGACGGATCCCAATCTGAAGAGAAAGGGCATTCGTTTTTGTTATGTAATCCAAAGTCACAATAATAACACAGTGCCGACGGGCAGGGTAGCTTGTTTTGCGAAACAGGCTGGCTTAGGGTGGCACGCCGCTTGCTATATCTGGCCCCTTCTGCTCCCTGGATGTACGCTTGAAATGATTTTACACTATTATCTTCAAAATCATACATTTTAGATAAAGTGTCATTTAGCATTTCTATAGATTTTGTTTTACGCTCTTCATCCACCTTAACCTTTTGGTACTGTCTGGTCCTGGTAAAGAAATAGATGTTCATATCTGGCAGAACTCCACCATATTTTCTATAGATGTAAAACGAATATATAGGATGCTGTAAATTCGTTTCCAACTTCTTAGAATCAAAAACCTTATTACCTGATTTCCAATCTATGACATAATGGTGAACTACGTTCTTGCTCTTTATAGCCAGATGAAGATCCACCGATCCTACTATGTACACATGAGTATGAACGGTCCCATTTATATCAACAGGCTTAGGAAGACGGTACGGCAGCACAAAATCTTCTTCGACTCCAACTATAGCACCGCGTCTAATAAGTTTCTCGCAGGGATTAAGATCACTATCAGCTATCATAAACTTATTCCCGTCTTTTTTAAACAGATCCACAATCCAAGCAAGAAGCTCCCCGGATTGCTTCATGGCTATCATCATATTTTCCGGTGATTGCCAAGGTATGTCTTCTTGATAGGAATAGTAACTTATTGCTTCTCCAAGGTCTTTACCAGAAGGCTGTCTTCCGTTCTTAAAAAAGTATTCCAGTGTCTTATGGATAACCGTACCATAAGACGTAGCTTCTTGTTTTTCCGTAGGCCTTTTGCCCTCTACGTAAGTCTTATACCATTTCATTGGACAGGTAAGAAACGTATCTATCTGGGAATAAGATATGGCAAGACGTTTTACACCATTAAACTCCTTATATAGCAAATGCGTTTCCGGGACCATCATAAGTCATTGTCTTTAAATCCTTCCGGGTAATATACGACATACTTCTTACCGTCTTCTGGTGTCATGGCAAACTGCATGTAGTTATTACGATTACGATGCTTGCCATCTAATCCTCGCTTCCAATACAGAATCCCATCTATATCCACATAAGACCGTCCGCGTTCGGCTCTAACTACGTCCGTGTGTAGCAGATACCCGTCGGAAGACACAATCCATACTTTATCCCCTTTGTTTAAATAAGATATTCTTTTTCTTACAACAACCTTTTCCTTATTATCTAATGCAAATTCTTCATCCGTCATATTCTTCATCCTCCTCTTCTTCTGTTTCAAAATCAATTCCATATCCCATATTCTATTAAATATATTTAAAGCTATTCGTATGTTTTAATACATCCCCTCGGAGACTTTTCGGTCTCCTTGGTAGATGTAAATCCCGTTAGGGATAAGTCAGGATTTCTCCTGTAAGTACCCATCGCCAATGTTATTTAAGGTTTTGAATAAGCAACACTGTTCCTCAAATACCAGAACTGTTCAATCACTTACCTTAGAGCTACAGACTTGGGCAAACATCCGTAGGTAACTATCTATTCTTAAATAACGTAGCCTTTGTTTCAAGGCTTAGGCTAATAACCCGATCTCTTAAAGAGATGTATTAAACTTTTATAATAGAATTATATTGGTTTAATACTATTTGGGGTTATAACACTGATCATAATGATTGGTCAGTTCTTCTGGTTCTAAATCTTGTCCAAAATCCATGTTAAAAATATCGTAATTAGTAAAGCACTTAAAAGCACTGTTTCCGCCGGCAGGAAATCTATGAATGCTGCTTTTATTTCTTCAATTAGGCCCAAGTGTAACCTTGGGCCATTGTATTTATTTTTTGTCATCTCCCTTTAACTTCTTTAAAGTATCTGCAATCGGAAGCTGATCGATGACTCCCAATGCCGGAGCGACGGTCTTGACAACATTGTTAAGGAAATTACCGGTACTGTTCTGACCGCCGTCAAATACCGTGATATTTCCGAGGTTAATGTGCTCAAATGCTTTAACCTGTTCTCCAGCAATTTCTTTCCACTGATTAACCATCTTGTACTGGATGGCGATCTGAGGATTGGATTCTGCTGCTTCCACCATAGCCTTAAATCCGTCGGCTTCTGCCATCAACGATTTTTTCTTACCTTCGGCTTCTGCCTCCAGCTTCATCTGAATAGCTTTTGCCTCCGCCTCAGCTTTTGCCAAATGTGCTGCTGCTTCTGCCTCAGCCCGGCGTTTGATCTTCTCTGCCTCAGCATCAGCTTGCAAGATAGCCTCTTCCTTCTGGGTTTCAGCCGGCACAATCTTTTCAGCCTTAAGCGCAGCCTGAACTTTCTTAGCCTTAGCTTCTTCCACTTCTTTGTCGGCAAGCTCTTTTGCTGTTTTTACAGCCGCTTCCGATTTAACTTTTTCTTCTCCGGCCTTCTTCTCTGATTGAGCTTTGATGATCTGTAGTTCTGATACTGATACAGCAACCTCCTTCTGGGCATTGTTGTATCCTATAGACGCATTTTTCTCAGCCTCAGCCTTCTTAATCTGAGCTTCAGAGTCTTGTATTGCTATAGCTGCTTCCTTGTCAGCTTCAGCCTTATTCTTTCCGACTTCTTCCATTCTTTCAGCCTCGGCTTTATTTACTTCAAGTTCTGCCTTAGATCTTACAATCGCCGATTCCTTGTCGGTTAAAGTTTTTGCGATAACCGCAGCCCTGTCTCTATCTGCTTGAGCTACGCCGATCTGTCTCTCTTTATCGGTTAAAGCCAAGGCTATTTCTTTTTCTTTCTTCGTTTCAGCTACTATCGTTTCCTTTTCTTTTTCAGTACAAGCAATTTGAATCTCTTGTTCTTTTTTGGTATTAGCCACAGCCGTTTCTTTCTCCTTCTGCTGTACAGCAATCTTAATAGCACCCAGCTTCTCCTGCTCTTCGATATTAGCTTGTGCTTCGTTCAGAGCCCTACTTTCAGCCTCCTTACCAAGGTTCATAATATAACCTGCTTCGTCTCTGATGTCACTGATGTTGATGTTCAGGAGGTAAAGACCTAACTTGTTAAGCTCGTTATCAATGTTCTTTCTTGCCTTATCCAAAAACTCATCCCTGTCAGAATTAAGTTTTTCGATTGTCATTTCAGCAATAATCAAACGCATCTGACCGTAAACGATGTCCGTAATAAGATTTTCAGTAGATTCGGTATCCATCCCCAAAAGTCTTTCTGCCGCATTTTGCATGATTTCGGGATTTGTACTGATAGCTACTGTAATGGTCGTAGGTACATCTACTCTAATATTCTGAGATGACAAAGCACCGGTAAGCTTGCAATCTATTTGCATAGGCTCCATTGACAAAACATCATAGCTTTGAATAATAGGCAAGACGAATGCCGCTCCACCATGATATAATTTCGCCGACTTCTTTTCCCCACCTGTCTTACCGTAAACGACCAAGACCTGATTAGGCTTACATCTACGATACCTTGATAAGACTCCGATGATTGTCAAAATAATCACTACGGCTAAGATAGCTGACACGTACATGATTGTTGTCATAACTTTTAAAATTTAATTGTTGATAAAAAAATTAGATACTTAATTCTCCTTCTTCATATTTTATATTCGCCTTGTCGCCGTTTTTGTAGGTTTTCCCAGACAAGCATCTTACTCTCATTTGCTCTTGTCTTCCATTTTTCGAAATATTTACCATATAATGATTCTTCCCTGATCTAAATACTATCTCCACTTCTCTTCCGTTTAAATCTTCCGGACATTCGTACACCATTTCTTGCTTTAACTTAAGAAGTAACTTATATACGTAAAACAAAATGATAAAGAAAAACGACCCTATCACAACCCCTACTAAATGGGAACCCGAAAAGTACGTGGCCCAGCTATATCCAAGAATAAAATGCGTTATACCCTTGAATGATATGATGTCCGACAAAGACATGCTTAAATCAGAAGCACTGTCAATGTCAATATCCGTATCCAGATCAGATCCTAATATCGACAACAAAAACTGTATAACAAAAGCAAATGACGCTATTAAAGCCATGCATAAAATTATATCACTTCCCATATCCTTTTGTTATTATTTTGTAAACAAGATCAGTCATATCTTTGATGGATTCTGTATCATAATCAATAATAACGATATTGAATTTTTGTTCCACCATCACATCAAGCTCAATTCGATCAATAGAATCTAATCCAAGTTCTTCAAACGACACATCTTCTTCATGAACTATATCTATTTCCGAATGAAGAAACTGAGTAATAATTATATCCTCTATTATCTTTCTAATTCTTACTTTTTCCATTGCTTTCTAATTTTGTTAAATAAATACGTTTTTATATTTTTCAATCGCTCTTTGTCTGTTTCTGAGCTTCCGGTAAACAAATAATCCGGATTTCCTTTAGCCGGCGGCGTGGGCAATTTAGATACAGCAAACAACCAATCCATTTCCTTATTCTTCTTAGGCTCCAAATAAGGCTCGGTAGCGATCTTAAATTTTTCAGCTATTAAGTCAAAGAGTTTTGAGTTTTTGAGGTTCATATGAACCGAGAAAGCCTGAGAAGGCGGTTTCCATATGAAGTTACATAAACTCATTGTGTAATCTCCTGACTCTGCTATATAAGATTCTGTTACTTGAAGTATGACCTCTTTCTTAAATGAAGTATTACCCATAAACCAACACAATCTGGATTCCGCTTCTTTTCTGCTGACACCTATGTCTTTTGAATATGATTCGTACATTCCTATCATAATCTTCAACGTCTCCAGAACCTCGTCCGTCACTTCCGGTGTCTCTATATAATTCACAAAAGACGTTCCTTTGTTGGTTAATCTCATCACGCCTGATTTTAATTTCTCAACCAGACCAAGCTCTATATATCTCCCAGCATCTTCTTCCGGCATGGCTTCGATCATAACCGTGTCCTTCTGTCTTATGGCAAGAAGATTGGCAAGATCATTAGGAGTCATGTCTGATGCTGCAAGTTGTCTGAAATTGATGTACATTCTTAATCAGCTTTAATAAAAATAACATTCTTGTTATCTTGTCTATCAACATGTCCACATGGACCAATAATTATGTCTGTACATGAACAAGAATCGTAATCTTCGAATATACACCTATCGCATGTATCACCTTCCACACATTTTAATCTTACAAGTCCGGCAGTAAATACTTCTCCTACTTTAAATTCCTTCTTTTTCATATTCCCTCCTTGTTTTCAACTGTTGTACCCTTCTTTAATAATCGAATTTCTACCGGTAGATACCGACTGTCGAAGATCGTCATGTACAGAATCTACCGTAGAATACTTGTTTCTGGTTGTAAAAATCACTTCCAGCATCTCCTTGTAATCACCTAAAGCTACTTCGTATCTCGGATCTACTTTGGCTTTTCTTTCGGCCTCGGCATTACTTTTAGCCAGTTCTCGGTCGAGGAGGTCTTCTTTGATTCGGTCAGCAATCATATCAAGTTCTTTTTTAATAACTTCTCCTGCTGCCCGAAGTTGACCTTCTACATCACCAAGCTGGTCTTGGACGGTTCCTATTTCTTTCTTTAAACGATCATATTCGTTAATCATACCCATATCACCTGCATAGCCGGAAAAGTCCTTGATTATTCTGGTTCCTTCTTTAAGGAGCTCAATGACTCGTCTTTTACGTTCTCTGCTTATTAAAGACGGAAGACGATAATTCATATCCGCCACCGCCTTGTCATGTATGGAGTTGATTAAAAACATCTCTCTCTCATCCCCTGCAAACTCCGTAAGAACCAAAAGGAACTTATTTATCAGGTATTCGTTTTCTTCTACTGTTAGTCTCATGGTTCTTATTTTTTTTTAATACAATGACTGTTCTCCCTTTGCCTCTTGTTCTTGATCTTGATTGTTCGTAACGTCTTCCACAGTATAGAGCTTGGGCGGCGTCGGCGGCTGGTTGGGATTCACGAACTTCGTCCCTCCCTCCCCGTACATCCATCCATGCCCCGGCAGAATCTCTGGGTGGATTGTGTTAGTAAGCTCTTCCATGCTAACCTGCCTTACTTTCAGTATATGATGAAACACCAGTCCGGCTGTCCTGAATGATGTTTTGTTTTCAGTTTTAAACCTATCAAGAGTCTGATACCAATCTTTCCCAAATATCATATACTTATCCAGCCCGTACCGACGAGGATTATGCAAACCTATCATTAACGTACATAACTGACCCAGTGTATCAGATTGGTAAAAATCAGAAAGACGAGGAGGCTGCTCTTGTGGACTTTTTATCCTTCCTTCTATCTCTCTGTTGAATTGGGATATGATGAGGAAAAATATGTTTTTATATACTAATTTAGCCTCATTCATAACCGCCACCAAATCATCTATAGCCGACTTAGGATCTAATCCCATTCTTTTTATTAAAGCAATATGATCGACTTTAAATATTATAAGACGTTTGTTTTTGTGCTTGTTAGCTATATGATACACAGCCGCCTCAAACTCTTTTACCGTACACGGAGCATCGATGTATATTATATTATTTCTGATTTCACCTTGAAGGATTTCAAACATCCTCATCTCTTCTACTGTATTAGAATCTTGCCTTCTTAATATTTCAGGAGCTCGCTTTTTCATATCTTGGCTCATTCTGCGAAGAAGAAGATCCTGAGGATTCATTTCGAACTCGCAATTGACAAGAAAATAATCTTCTGCTTGCGGGTTGATCATCGGATTCATCACATTTTCCAATATCTTTTGGGCCACATACGATTTACCTACAGATGGCCGGGCTCCTATAGCAATAGCATGCTGAGGAAAAATACCTCCAAGCAAAGCCTCATCAATATAATCGTATCCGGTTTTAGCGGGGATAAGCTCTCCCCGCCTGTATTTTAAGATATTCTCATACGCCTCTTCCATAACCTGTTTAGAGGTCTTGAATATCCTTCTTATATCTATCCTATTTGCTATCTCCTCTTGCATTTTTGTCACCTTTTGTATCCGATTTGGACCCCCTATTAGCTTTTACTGATTTATACCTAAGACCGTTCTTGGTATGAGAACAATCCTTGCCTTTCCTCCAGCCCTTGCCCTTCTTCTTGTCCGTTTCGTAGTTTTTACGACCAAGCTCCCGGCGTTTGGCTTTCTGTTCCGGTCTGGCATTTATCTCCTTGTCCTTTTTAGCCTTTTCCTTCCTGGCTTCGGGATGAGTCCTGTAGTACTCTGTTGATCTGCCCATGTGCTTATATTTTTTTGATTAATAATAGCACAAAGATAGGCAATTCGCGCCCTATTTCAACCTGCCGTAGCTCATATCAGGATCACACCAGACATATCCGTCTTTCTCATCATGAAGATACTCAGGACATCCTCTGCATGCGCTACTTCCTGACACTATTTGATTGTTCTTATTAGGGCACTTATCTCCAGGCTTATGCCATTCTATTCTCGAACCTGATCGCTCTTTGTTCACATGACAGAACCGAAAGACTTTTCCCATCGTCTTCTCGCCGAACATACCTATATGTGTGTACTCTTCCGATATAGCGAGAAATTCAGATAAATCCTTATACATCCTTTCCCGTTCCTCCGGCGTAGACCATAGTCTGTCAAGTTCGGCATGGACTCTTATCTTAAGAGACCTTAGTGATGGCCCCGCAAGCCGGCCTTTAGCTTTTCCCTTATTCGGCCCTGATTCATGAACACCGACATAAGCATTGCATGGTTTACACATCATAACCATCCCTAAGCCTTTTCTGCTATATATTTTATCGGCATTGACCAACTCGGTTTCTCTTCCACAATAAGGACAAATTTCGCCTCTTAAAACCCGTTGTTGGCGCTCATTAAGTTCCATGCCCTATTCTTTTGTTTTTCTTTAAACTTTTCATACAAACTACTTTCAGTTTCCATTTCTGAGATCTCTACCTCTACGTCCTCTCTTTTGAAAATTACTTTCTTGGCTGTCGGATACGCACATTTAGAGATACGAATAGCATTACGAATAGCGTAAACAAAATACGTTTCTGGTGATGATTCGATCACCACTACCTCATTTAAAGTGTTTTTATAATTTTCCATATTATCTACTTGCTTCAATTATATAACCCGGATGATCTTCACACGCCTCTTTATATTCGATAAGAAACTTAAGAAATGAATCATAAGACCCCCATCCGTTTTCCGGCTCGTATCTCAAAAGACTTTTTCTCTTGGAGATCATAATACATATACCTTTTGTAAGTACATTCTTCATCTCATTGGTATATATTTCTCTATACAATTCTTCTGGTCTCCAAACATAATCGTACAGCGTTTCTTTATTTTCTGATACGAATATTCTTTGTGCCATCTTGTTCGTGTTGTGGGTAATGTTTGCAACCCATTCACGATCTTCTTTCTTCTTGTTCTTAATATAAACGTCCAGGCTCATAATATTTTTCTTTTACCTTGTTATTGATTATCAAATCTGCCGCATCATCTCCGTCTCCTATATTTTCAACATTTTGAAGATAGTCCGATACTTTTACCCTTGACTTCATCATCATCCCATCTATCTTTTTACTCCATGTCTCAAATGCTTGTCCTTTGTCCGGAAAGGCTACAGTCTTTCTATCTTTTAAAACATCTATCACTTCCGGCCTTAGATTCTGCAACCCACCGGTAGCCACAAATAACTCATCTGGTTTATTCACAGCGCATATAATAGCCGTCTTTTCTGATTCCACCAGATTAACCACCTTATCCGGATACTGGCTTAGAAGATGCTCTCCGAACAGGCATTGCCTAAACAAGAAGTCTCTTGCATGTAACGAGTGATAAAACATAACATGAGGCCGCTCATTGTCACCGTCTTTTTCCTTCACTCTTTTTACATCAATCTCATTCCCCTGGCTGTCGGTCTTTATATAAAAGTCCATGATCTTGCCGGTTCTGCATACAAAGTCCTTATCTATCTGCCAGAATATACAACACCCTTTCCATCCCCATAAGTCCATTGTTCCAACATGATACCTTCTAAATACGTCAGATACCCTTTCTTTTCCCCATAGAGACGATAAAAATCTAAATACGGTGTTTCTATCGTCTGGAACTACAGTCCTCTCAAACTCGCTAAAAGGTATGTAATTTACAACGTCAGGATTTACAGGAGGACGATAAGCTCTTATGCACTTATTTCCCGAAATCCAAAGATCTTTGTCACCTACATCCTTGCCGGTAGGTCGTTTATCATAACCGCAAGTTCGTTCATGATCGCATCTTCCAAACTCATTGCCAACGACCTGACCGGTCGCCACATCAATATAAGGGGTAAGGCACCGGCTTTTCCCGCAAGCCGGGCAGGTTAGCTTCAGTCGGCTCCTGCCAGGCCTGCGGTCAAGTTGAAACCGAGGTACGTTTTCGTATTTTCTAAAATCAAGCATCCTTAGCTCCTCTCATTGCTTTTTATATCATGAACCTTTTAGATATTTCCTCTGCAATATCATATACAACCGTATGATCCTCTTCATTGTATGGTTTATTGATATTCAACACCCCTTTTCTCACTTTGAATTTCTTATCTTTTCTAAGGTGATTCAACATACCTTGTTGGAACACACAGTCCGCCTTTTCAAGCGCTACACTGTCTTCTGTCCATTCTTTCAGCGTATATCCTTTACTGCTCGTGCTTTTTGGAGAAAAGTTCATAATACGTGCATCAATGCCATACCATGCTTTAACCATTCTTCTTTCAGCTTCCAATTGGAATGCATATGATTCCCATATTCCTCCCGATTTAAAGTCAAGAATGACCACTTCTTCTTTTTCCACTTCTCTTACTTCCTTCTTCGGATCACCTTTTTTGAACTGTCCGGTAGCCCTTTGATACACGGCTCCAAAATAACCTTCTTCTTTGTATTTGAATGTCATTTTAACCATCGCATCAATAGGTGTTGCTACAAGGTAATCCTCTAAAGAAAGGATTCTTTCTATCATCATCGGTTTCACCTTGTAATCAGAACAGAATTTGGCAAACTTCATGACCCTGACAATCATATCGTCAAGATCATCTATGCTATTAAAGAACCGATCAAGATTTTTCTTAGATATCTTCAGCTTGCCTTCTTGCACTGTCTTAACCACAAAGCTTCGATTTAAGACCATATCTCTACCTGTTAGGTACAATCCGTATAAGTAGTGCATGATCGTTCCCTTATCGGCTTCATACTGCGCTACCTCTTCTGGATTGCGACCAAGCATCTTTATCTCTTGCTTCCATTCCTGAAGTGCTGTCTTATCATCTACATACCCATCTTTGATTAAAGTTGTTACCGAAGCATATATCTTAGCCGTCCCATCATCCATCTTTCTTACATAAAAACGATTATCGTCTAATGTCAATCTTACGAATTTGGGGGTCTCAATCTTCTTTAACTCATCACAGATATAAAACGGCTCTAATGTTTCCTGATTTTCTGTAAACGGATTCGAATCTTCTTCTCCAGGGTTAGGAGCGGCTTCCCCCGCCTGAGCTTCCGGTTCCTCCTTCTGGACCGGCTCTGGCTCAGGCGCCGGCTCTTCAACTACTGGAACCTGTCCACCTCTTTCCGCTATGTCTCTGTTCTTTATTAAAGACATAACCTCCTTCTTCAACTGCTCTGGTGTTTGGTTAGGATCTGACACCGACATCACAACATCGTTCATTCTAAACAACGTATTTCCTTCTCCTTCTACCATAGGCGCAAACCCTAAATCTGTCAATATTTTTATTTTCTCTTTCATGATCTTCCTCTAATCAATTCTTCTTTAATACAATGTAACACTGTTTCCACTTCATCTTTATCTCTATCTTTCACTGCGATAGCTATATCCTTGCCATAACTCTCTCTCTTCGTATGTGAGCATAAAAGATAGTTTCATCGTCAGCTTCTATTCTTATTTTATAAAGTTTTCTCATATCTGTCAATTATTTCAATAATTAATCTACCTCTTTCTTTAATCATTCCCCTGCTTTCCATATCCAGTACCTTCTTTACCGCATACTTCCACACAAAAGGAAATTCTGTTTCAAGTTTATCAAATTCCATCCGGTCAAGATACATGTCGAATACCGTATGCTCCGATTCATGAAGGAAAACTATATTATCCCTGCAAGTAGCAACCGACTTATATATCCTTTTCGGAAGTATGTGACATACGTTACATACCGTAGGAAAATGAATAGCCTTACCGGTCATAGACATTCGAATAGTACTCAACTCCTCCAACATAAGACGAAAAAACCCGGATAAATCCGGGTTCTCTAACTTTTTCTTCTTGCTGCTGTTTTTAATGGATGTAATTCTGTCTTTTTTCTTCGGAGTCAATTCTTTGCTCCTGCAAGCCTGGCATAAGCCATGACTTCTTATCATTACTTTTCGTCCGCATTTTTCGCAGACGTACAATTTCTTTTCCACTTTTTATATTTCGATACAAGCGATATGTATTTAGATATAAGCGATATACTTGAAAAAGATAACGCCGTTAAAGACAGCGTATATGGTAAGTTCATTAACCATCTTGGCACTTCTTCTGTCTTAATCACTATCAGTAAAGTAACACCTGCCACTACCAATAATACAATTGCTGTCGCAAGTGCTACACGGGAAACAACATCACTCATCAGTTTTCTTTTCTCCCATTTTTTCTACGCCTTTTTGCAGATCGTATTTAAACACTTCAATGATTTTCGTTTCCACAATAGACTCGCAATTCCAGTCTCCTAACGTACCCTGCATACCTTTAGTCAACACAGCTTCGGCGTCTTTAGGATTGCCGGCCTGGATATACATATAGCATGGCGTTTTCTTTTCTTTACCTTTCTTTTCATCCAGTGTAATGTAATTCACCTTGCACTTATACCAGTACTCAGCTTCTCCGTTGAAAAAGATTTCTGACACTTTAATAGGGTTAATTTTTACAACCTCGAAAGAATTGTACAAATCCTTAAAGATCTCCAACGATCTTGATTCTGCCTCTGTATAAGACAAGGCATCCACCAAATACTTTTCAGTTACTTTCTTTTTTTTGCCGTTCTCGATATTATCAATCTCGGCTTTTACCGTAATTTCAAACCAGCGATTCATTGTATTAATATTTAATTAGTTGATTTCTTTCCTTTCTCTATACTATTTTTAAATCTTTCAGAACACCACTGCAAAACATCCATCATCATCATCTCATTATTAGATAAGATGCCTTTTATAATTAACGCCAATTGATGCTGTGACATTCTTAGGCTCATATCAAATCTTCTTTCCTCTTCATTTACTATCGTGGCTACGAAATACTTACACCCCTCTAAGTGCGTCAGGGCTTCAATCATAGCTTCTTTTATCTCTTTTTCTTCCATTATGTTTGTTTTTTGGGCAAAGATATGTCTTTTGATAATAAAAAAGATTCAAAATGATTTAATTTAGCTTAATTACTGCTCTTTTGATTCGTCCGGTATAGGCATGTCAAACTTTTTTCTGATAAACGACTCTGTTTCTTCATTGAATGGATAGGCTTCCTTAATAAAATTCATAGCTACCTCCATATCACCGTCTGCTATATCTTTATACCTTTCAAAGATACCAACCAGGTCATTGTTATATGAACGCTCTTGTTTTATGTTGTACACGTATTTCAACACCCTGTCTTTAATTTCATTGGCTTTTTTCACAGTATCATTGAAGGAATTTATACTTTCCAATTCTGGATCTTTGCTTTCCTTGTTTACCTTATCAAACTCTTCCTTGCTATACCCCGCTTCCCCTTTAACAGCCGGGCAAACACTTTCCCCTATGATCCAAAACTGTTCATACGATCCTATCAGAAACTTTGATTCCATTTTAAATGCATTATATTTAACAAGCAAATTAGCCACCTCAGTTGCACCTTCTATGGTTCTAAAACCGATGCCGACATCTTTTAACATAAATACCGGAACTCCAGTTCTTGGATACACGACTTCTTTTTTGTTCTTTATATTCCAGTTTTTAGCTTCAATTGGAATACCTTTACCAGCAAGCTCTTTGTCTACATACAGATATATCTCTTTGCATGTCAATGACACAATCTCATCTCTGCTTAAATCAAAAACTGTTTTCATTTTTTTTTATTCATTAAATTAAACAACTTACTTCTTTGTTTAGGCTCCGTATATTCCACCCATATATCGGCTGCCACATTTCTCAGAAATTCCATAAAGTCTTGATGATCCCTGTATTCAACAGAATCAACTTTTCTCACAAAACTTAGAATTTCCTTTAGCATTTTATTGTTTTCTTCAAGAAACCCTCTGTCGGTCATGATCTCGTGAAAATATATTATTCAACATGTAATAGGCAGTAAATTTTCGATGTAGGCCCATCTTACGATATGGAAAATTCCAACAGCTATTTTCCAATTAGAGTTATTTGGCCCACAGACAATAGGAGTTCCATCTTGTTTAATAGCAATCAACATTCCACTGTGTTGTGGTGTTTCGCTTGCATCATGCCACGCGCTGCTGATGCTCCATTCTGCACCTGCCATGAAGTCTTCATAGCAATTGTTACACAATTCAACCAGTGTGTATAAGTTCCTTTTTCTGCATTTTCATCGCCTCCTGTCCATTCCTTAGAGGGGTTAGGGACAATATTTCCGTTTTTGTCATAGGAAAACACGCAATTCGTTTCCAGTTGATACTTAATAACAGGCACTTCTTCTACTATTTTATAACTCAAACATCTCTTCAGAACTTCCCTGATTTGACTTTCCAAATCAGAAAGTGCTATACCATTGAAATATCCTTCGTTGCCTAATCTGTTTGTAGGTAATTTGATCCCATAAGAATGAATCTTATCCACATCTTCTTTTGACAAGGTAGTGGTAAACACCCCTTCTTTGGTGACATTCACTTTAGCAGTTACAGACAAACTGTTATTAGCGTTCTTTTCCGTTATATTTAGTGTTGTTAATGCTGCCATAATCAGATCTTTTTAAAATCAATTCGAATAAATATAATACATTCCTGCTTCATATACCTTATGTACATCAGGGTCATTCTTGTCTTCCGGTTCCAATTCACTCTCTTCACAAGTATAATCCCATTCAGAGTTGTAGTACATATCCTCGTCTGTTTTCTCCAAGGAACAATCTTTCATTAGATTCATATTTTCTCCCCATACTGCAACTTCTTGTCGTTGCTCTTCTTCCGTCATAAGGGATATTTTGTCTTTTAATTCTTTCCAGGTCATGATTTTTAAAAGATGATTAATAGTTTATTCTACATCAAAAAGCTGATCTAACACCAACAATTCCGCATTCATATCTTCATCTTTCGGGAAACGAACTTTTATATTTCCAAACTTAGATGTCTTAAACAAGATGTAGGGGTTCATATCTTCGGCAGTCACCGGCTTATATTCCTTAGCTTCCGACATCTTGAGATACCAGTCACCTATTTTTACAAACCCAGAAAAGATAGAACACAGATGCGCTTTTACAGACTGTATCTCCTTTTTATCTTTGAAAGGTATAATTTCGTCCTTTCCCCTTATCCTGATTGGCAAGAAAGGACGAATGTTATCTGTTTCATTTTGAAATTTGAAGCCTGTTATGGCTTGCTTGGGGATTCCTCTTCCCATTAATATAAAATAGCTCATTGTGATAAGTTTATAAAAAAATGGTATATAATTACTTCAATTAATTAGATGCAAATATGCTAATTTTGTTTAGATATCCTTCTGTCATCTCTATGAAATTCACACAATCTAATTTGCTTAACTTGTAAATCAATGCCGGATTGTGTACTATGGCTATAATTTGCGTTTGTGGTTTATGGAATGACAATACATTATAAATTTGCATTATATTGTCGATGTCAAGATTTCTGTCTGGCTCATCCATGAGAACCGTGTATTCAAAACTGCTTTCTGTTAATGTTATGCGGTTTCTTCCATAATACTTCAACAGGTTATCAATTCTTTTAATCCAAAACGCATTTGATTTTTTCTTGTATTCTACAAGATCTTGTATTGGAAATGTATAATCCTTTTGACCGAACATTAAATTGAAAAGTGATTCCAATGATAACACCATTTTCTCTCCATAAGATCTTCGAATATTATTCACATACAAATCTAAATTGCTGATGTTTTTCAATACACTATCTCGATTCATCTCCGCCGACGGTAATAAACGGAATACTTTCCCTGCATAATCGGATGATATGTCAATCCCATCAAGAACCTTGTCATCATCATCAAATATAGGTGGAAAATCCAGTGCCTCGATCGGCATTTCGGAACACATGGACTTCTCACATAACATATACATTGATATGATGTTAAGCAAGGTCGATTTTCCGCTACCGTTTTTCCCTATAATCACATTCACTCCTGGCTTGAAAATAAATTCTCTGCCATTTTCAAATGCTTCTATACCCGAAACATATTCAAAAGGAGTTTTTGCATTGTCTTTTATTTTTACCGATGTTATCATTGTAATTCTTTTTAAAAATCAATTACCGTCCGAACCCTGTCACTGTTGTACTTGTTGCCGGTGCCCGTGAGGCCACTGGAGAAGACCACGTACCACGCGACGACCTGCTATTTCCCCTATGTTTATTTTTTTCGCCGTTTCTAAATCAAACGGAATTGTTGCTGTTCTCTGTTCCATGATCTTATTTGCTTTTATTAGTTCCTAAAAGATGCTCATTTCCTTGGTATGGAATACACTCTTTGTATCTCAAACCTCCCAAGCATTCATATTTGTATTCTTCTTCTCTTACTCTGGCAAATAAGTGTAGGTTCCAATTTTCCAAATTGCTTGCTCTCACCAAGACTTGATCGAATGGCTTAAAATCGCATTTCTTTTCTTTAGTCAGCAAGTATTCGTACTCACTTAGATATTGTTTTATTATTCCTGCTTTTTTAAGGTTTTCTGTATTAGCAATTCTTTCAGCAAAAGATTTTTTCTCTTCCTCTGTGGCTAATCTAACATACTTGGATTTATCCTCACCACACACACTTGTCCATATTGGAGCTTCTTCAGATGTAATCTCGCCATATGCCGATATACCATATATGCATCCCATATCTCCTTTTCTATTAATAATACCATTATATATAAATGGGTTCCCAAGCGTGCTTATTAATACATCTCCTTTCTTAAAATACGCTCCAGCCTCTACTTCCAATTCCAGAACGTTGTTGAAAAGAGTACGACCTTCTGTATCGGCATATATAGCACTTATCCCAGATTCATCTTTTTTTACAAAAAGTAAATTATAACGATCTGCACAGTCTTTTGACTCATATACAAATTCTATTTTAATATTACCAATTAATACTGAACCTTCTATTTCTCCGCTTTTAATTTTTCTCGCCGTATTTAAATCAAACGGAACAATAATTGGATTTTCCATATCTTTTTATTTTTAATTATGTAATCAATAAAACAAGATGGGTTACTTAAACCCATCCCGGTTGTTTTGCTATTCTCTCCATTTCGTTATATGCTATCCTATGACATCCAGCGGTTAGCAAATCGTTTTCGTACCGATTTAGACTCCACTGGTGACCGGTGATGTCCTCCACCAGACCGTGCCGAAACTCGGCGCCCCGGTGCATTGCCGACACAGCCCTCCACAGTTTTCTGGCTTCTGCTATTCCAATCTTTATCTGTTTACTTGTCTCAAGTTGGTATCGCATTACGAACATAGTATTGACGTTTGCTCGTGGTAACAGAATAATAATCTTCATTTATCAGGTATGCTTTCTTCCCTTGTTTGTTTTTTACTATTCTCCCGACTTCAAAGTGATGCCCATAAGAATAAATACTTGTACCTTCAAAGAAGAAATTGCTCCCTGATGCTGATTCTTCTTGTTCATGAGCCCACAAGTGAGCGACCATTGAATTGTTCATATAAATATCTTTTTAATTGTTTAACTTACCTTTATCATATGACATTCTCTTTTCGTATTTTTCAATACGTTCTGTTATCATATCGCAGAAGACTTGCCCATCTTTTATACATTAACTGCAAAAGGCGAGTAGAAACCATTTTTTGATTCTCCTCCAGTGATGGGATTATTATCCTCATCTAACCCACCCCATACCTCAAAATGATAAGTCTGCAATGACAATCTTCAAATACCGGAGCCAAACCCTGTCCCCTGAAATAAGCAGTAGCCACCTTAAAAGCATATAGCGGATTCACTTTCTCAATTTCTTGCTGTGATTTATAGAAAGATGCCGGCTGACATACATAGAAATTTTCATTGCCAAGACTCCCAAAAAAGCCAATCCATACTACCCTCATTACAATTAGTGCCACCCAGCACAATTAAATCACATCCGGTCTTTCGGGTTCCCAAAATAAATACCTTGTTCTTATTCTCTGGCTGCATGAATATCTCTTTATTGATATCAAACCAATCACCCTGGCAGCTCTCTACATCCCGGAGAACAATTCCTTCAATCTCACGGGCATATTCTTCTTGTGTTTTCATAAGATATGTTATTAAAAATGATAACTACATATGTTTCTTAAAAGAAACTCCAACAAAATGTTACGATAAATTCTCCCATTCCGTATTCAGTAAGTTGCTTAAACGATTCTATCCCATTGCAATAATAAAAAACATCATCATTGTCATCATCGTTAATGCCCAATGATAGTTTTATTGTCTTTCTTTGTTCATCTCCTGTCTTTTTCCATACAATCTGACATTCTACGTATTCAGGCTCCTTACCTGTTTTTTCTACAAATTCATGAAATCTTAAATTAATTTCATGTTTGACTTCTTCAACGTTAGATATTATTACCTCGTTTTCGCAATCCCCGCAAATAGCATGCGCGAAAGATTCATCAAGATAATCTATTATTTCTCTGGTATTCGGATTTACTATGGCTTCACAAGCAACCTTTGTTCCACCACATCTTGTACATATATATCCCATAATTATCTGCTTTTAAAATGTTCAATAATTTCATCTACTGTAGCCTTACGCCACACAAGACAGGTCCCGTCTCCCCTGAACCGGAGCTCTTCGCACTTTACCCACCTGTCTCCTGTGACGTCCGTCACTATCAGCCATTATAGCCTATTCTTCTAAGCCATTCTCTATCATAACTTCCTTTATCAATTCATCTGTCTCCTCGTAACATCCCCAGCAAGAATCAACCTCTTCCCATTCTTCACAATCTTCATCCTCTCTTGATTCGTCTTTGTATCTCTTGGTAAATGCTACCTTCTTTTCAAGAACGTACCCTTTTACATCTCCCCACATCCACATACCTATGAACTTTACTTCATTATCTATAATTTTGGCACAATCTTCTTTCCAGTCTCCTTCTTTATCGCAGACTTCATTATCATATTTTTCTTTTGTAACGTATGCTATCCCTTTTATATAATCACCTTGATTATAACCCCTTGTTGACCACTCTATAACCACCACATCTTTTCCATATTTGGATATGATATCTAACAAATCTTCGTCATCCAGATCCTCTATTAATTCTCCTCTGCAATCAAAGTCCTTCAAATCACCTGGTGAAAACTCTTGACCTATATATGGACTTGTCTTATGCTTCAACTCCCATACATTGCCACCTCTGTTGTATGTGAATGAGATCCCATTCGCTTCCCCTTTCTTTAAATATTTTACAATGTCTTTCTGTTCTATATGCTTCATTACAATAGCATCAATAACATCTCTAAGATTATGCTTGTTATCGTAGAAGAAAGTTTTCCAATTGCATTCATCATGCAATCGATGCATATCAGAGTATTCAAAAAAGAATGACCCAAACAAACCCCAATTAGTTATAGGGCATTCTGAATCATGGCAATAATACACTTTAATGCGATAATCGCCTACTTCTTTTGTTGTAATAAGATCGTCTTCCATGTCTTTATATTTTAAATAGTTCTTAATTTTTCTTCGATAAATGCATCTATTTCATCATAGTATGATCCATCAAAATCACAATTCCCATATTTCTCTGTAAACTCTTTAGCCCACTCTCGAATGATGTTAAATGCCTCTTCCCTGCTACATTCTTTTAGTCCTGGTAGATACTCCACAGCTTCCACCGACATCTCTTGCAGATTTCGTAAGTAATTCAAACCTATACTATACGGTAGCTTGCCTACTTCTATACATAATGACCCTGTTTAAAGGCATCCTGTAAATCTTCAAGACTCTCTATTGATGACTCAGACTCATCATCTACCCTCACCTTATATAACTCAAAATCTTCATTTTTTGCTGACACCCATATCTTGTAGGCTTTTTCGTTGGACAATATTTTCCAAACAAATCCGTCGCTGAATACAATTAGGCTACCTGTTACTATCGTATTTCCCATAATCACTTTCTAATCTGTTACTCTGTAATAATAATCAAGCTCTTCTCCCTTAAAATTGTTCATGGCATACTCGTCGGCTTCTCTCCACAACCGGTCATACAGTGCAGCCAGTTCACGATTGCTTTCATAATGCTGCCGGATTTTATGATTCAATACGAGCGTTAATTCCGTGAAGAACTTATAATCGTCCTTCCATTCATTGAACGCACGTCTGTAGGTATCTTTGACACCTACTATACCATACTTGTCGGCTATACTAAAATCTTCCCAAAAGGTAGTCAGTAGGTTATAGCCCACTTCTTTCATAAATTCTTTGAATGTCATAAACTATTATTTTAGGTATATAATTATCTTATCAATGACCTCTCTCTTGAACTCGTAATATTCATATATGCGACCTTTATAATCAGCCGTACCCATATTTATCAAACCAATAGATATAATACACTACGTTACCGTATAAATCCACTCTTTTTCTTTCCTGTATGACTACCTCATAAGGTATCTCCTTGTCTCTTTTTCCCATCTTTGTCCTCCTTTCTTGAATAAAAAAAACGGCACCTATCTTCACAGACCAGTGCCGGCAACTAACTCGCATGGAAAACTACTTAACCTCAACTAATTCTACAGAGTTGTAGAATTTAGTGAAGCTACCAACAAATTCTCTTATATTTTTATATTCTTCTGGCCGTTTTCTGTTACCATCTTTTATATAATTCACCCACAGTCTATCCTCTATGTTCTTAATCGCATTCTCTATCGTAAATTCGTCGCTGACGCTCATTAAACACGAAGACCCGGCTTTCTTATGTGGTTTATATATCCTTGAAAAAGACCACATTTTTATTCTATCATATATATATCCGTTGTTGGGATAAACGAATCCTATCCGGCTGTCACCTTCTTTAGCGTAAAACACACCTGGCTCCTTCCCGCCCTTTCTATATACTACAAATCCTTTTTCTTTTAGGATATTAACCGCTTTATCTAATTTATTTTCTACGTTCATTTTCATGCAAGTATTTAAAAACGACCCTCATTATAGTTGCGAAGTTCTCTACCTTAACCCACTCATGAGCTGCTGCTCTAAGTACAGACGTTTCATATGTTGGGACATTGTCTTCTTCAACCTCCTTACAAGAAGCCAGAACTCCTTCAGTCGGCTTTAGTCCACGGTCATGCAGCTCGCAGAGACCGTCTGGCCGGCGGAACACGCACCACCCGTCTTTCTCTGTTGGTTGGATCATCGCTATTGGTTTTTCTTTCACTGCAAGATACCCCACCATCCACATTGTCTCTTTTAGCCTGTCAGCATATCCTGCATCTATGATAGCTTCTATGTCCTTTGGTGTACCAATACAAGGAACCTTACACATGTTCTTGCATTTATCACATGTACAAGGCTGCTCCCATCTATTATGATCTATGCCAACCAACCTCTTTATCCGTTCTACTTCCTCTTTCATATTATACTGTCTCTGTTAGTTTTTCATAATACAACTTCATTTCCGGTGAAGCGTATTCCATGAACGCTTCGAATAAGCGAGGTACCTCTATTATCATATTCACATTACAACCTTCTACCTGTGAAAGCGATTCAAGATCATTACTGTATGAACACGTTACATGAGCTCCTACATTAAACACATGCAAATCTAATCTTGCATATTCCATACACAAATCTAACGCCTTAAACAAGTTCTCTACCTCAATCTCCTGAAACAGGTCTATAAACATTCTTAAATCCATCATTTTATCACCCTTTCCACGTGTTTAATTAATACTACTGCTATTCCCTTACCGGTTTTTATCGCACATTCCGACCCTTTTATCCATTCTACACACCCTACATACTTTTCCGTAGCATGTAATCCGGGATTGTATTTTCCAGATGTACTGAACTCTACCGTATCCCCTACCTTCAAATCATCAAAGGCAATAGACCATGTGGTCCAAATTCTATCATGTCTCCCAGGCTGAATGGCTCCAATTACGCCCTTCTTACGACCGTTTTTTATCGCCCTTAGAATTATCTTTCTATCATCTT